CACAAAAAGGTTCACGTCGTTACAGAGTAACTAACGATCAAGGCACAGATGTAGTTCGCCTAGTTCCAACAGGTATTAACGGTAATGAAGATGCTAGTAACCCAACTGTAGCGCAAGTTACAGTCGCAGGCGGCCCAGTTGCTGCAGGTCAAATGACTATCCAAGCTAGTGATAGCGATGGTGGTACATATTGGGTTGGTAAACTTGAAGGTCAGACAGCATTAGTATTCCCAGGTGGTACTGGAACTCCGGGCACACAGTTTGAGGCTAATACTCATGTAATTTGGTCTATGAACGCAGCAGTAGCAAGTACTTCAGTAAAACTAGCAACAAACGACTAATTTTAGTCACTTTAAAAATAGCACCTAAGGGTGCTATTTTTTTATCTATAGCATCAGTGATAAATAACATAAACGGAAAGATTTAAATGCCTACAGTTAAGAAAACCAACGGTAATTACGTTATACAGACTCCACGTCTAAATAACGGCAGTAATATCACCTTAGATACAGATAGTGTAATTGTCACAGGAAATTTAAACGTATTAGGTAATGTAACTACAATTAATACCACTGAAACCAATATCTTAGATAAGGTTATTACTCTAAACGCCGGCGAAACTGGTAATGGAGTAACTGGCGGAGGTAATGTATCTGGCATTGCTATCGATCGAGGTTTCTCTGCACCAAGTACAAGAAATGCCAATGTAGATTTGCGATGGAATGAAAATTACGACAAGTGGGAATTTACAAATGATGGCGTTACTTACAGTAATATTGGGGCTGCAACTGCTGCAATTATTGCGTCAAACGTAGCATTGGCTTATACAGGGGGCGTGGTTCCTAGTCCTATAGTTAGTACCTCTATTATCTATGGTGACACTGTAAATGCTGGACGAACTGGTGTATACATTGTTAGTGGTGACGTATCAGGCGACGAGTTAGTTAGTAAAAAACGAGCGTTAGGTCTTTCATTAATTTTATAGGAATAATTATGGCAATTCAAAGCACTTCACTTACACTTGGCCGCGCTAATATATATGTTAGTTCTGGTACATCTGTAGTTTCAGTAATGTATTTTTGTAATCAAAATAGTGCTGCTGCAAACTTAAATGTGTGGACAGTAAGTAATGCATCTGTAGCAGGCGGTGGGGTAAGTGCCGCTAATCTTATCTATAGAGAAGTACAGATTGCAGCTGCAGATACTTTTGTAGTTGATATGGAAAAACTAGCACTAAACAATGGTGATTACGTTGTAGCTAACGCTGGCCCAACAATTAATGCAACTGTAAGTTTCTTAGGAATTTAATAAATGGGACACATGCTTAAAAATACCGTGTTTAAAAGCGGTAGTTACGCCTTGGGAGTACCTGTGGGCACTAGCGGTGTGGGTCCAGCATCACCAGTAAATGGTCAAACACGTTTTAACACTGTAACTAACCGTTTAGAATTTTATGCTAACATTACAGGTACACCAAGCTGGAATGCAGTAAGCCGTGAAGGTAATGTTTTAATTACCAGAGATAACTTTACAGGTAACGGTAATGCTAGTCAATTTTGGCCAATGAGCACAGTGTTTTCTTCAGGCGAAGAAAACGAAGTTTTGGTGCACGTAGGCACAGTATATCAAATACCTGTAACAAACTACACATTTAACGGTACAGGAAATATTATCTTTAGTAGTCCGCCTAACAATGGTGCGGCCATTACAATTATCAGCGGATTCGCAAGCACAGTATCAACCCTAGCCTAATAATCCAGATAAATAGTTAAAAGGTTGGATTTAGATGGCAATCAGTCGCGTTCCCGGTTATTCATTACTAGCAAATTTAGATCGCCAAGGCACAGACATTGGCATCACTTCTTCTGGCCTTTACGTAACCTATTGGGACGTTATTAACTATAGATTTGGCATCAACACAGCGGCACCCCAACAAGCATTAGAAGTTAACGGCAACATTTTAACCGCAAACGGTCATGTATATACTAATGCAAACATATCATATGACATTGGCGCATCATCTAATTGGTGGCGCAACATATATGCAAACACGATTATTTCCAACTTTTTGTCTGGTAGATTAATAACTAACGCACAACCTAATATCACAAGTTTAGGTATTGTATCTAATCTATATGCAACAGGAAATACATATCTAGTTGGTACCACTACAGTAAATGGAAATTTAGTAGTAGGTAACATTACATCTAGTGGCATATCGGGTAATATTACAGGGAATTTAACAGGATTTGTACTACAAGGTAATCAACCCTTTATCACAAATTTATCGAATATTACTGTTTCTAACATAACAATTCAAAGCGGCAATTTAAATGTAACAGGAAATATTTCTACTAACAACATCAATGCTAGCAACATTTATCAAAATGGTAATCAATTATTAGATACTAATACAAATATTCAAGTAACCGGTGATGTTGTTGGATATGGTATATTCTCAAATGTAAGAGTTGAATTGCCAAATACTGGAGTAACTCCTGGGACGTATCAGGCACCGTTGATTGCTGTTGATAACAAAGGTAGAATTACCTTTGCTTCAAATGCCTCTATTAGCCAACTTGGTAACTTATTTTTTAGTAACACCACAATTTCAAGCGACTATAATTTAACGCTGTTAACCAATACAAACGGTAACATAGTCTTAAATTCCTCTGGCACAGGCATAGTGCAAATCATTGGTAGCGATGCGGTGCAAATACCATACGGGAATGATTCGCTACGTCCAAATAATCCTGCACTGGGATATTTTAGATATAATACCGACAGATCATCTATAGAATACTGGGACGGTTCTAACTGGGATTCACCAGGGGTTGCATACATTACGTCTGATGTAATTAATCCAGACGGAGTAAGTAATGTATATGCCCTAAGTTCAAACGCTACTTCTGCAGGTTTAATTGTTAGCATTAACGGTACCTTACAGCAACCAGATTATTCTTACAGCGTTATTAACAATAATCAAATTCAATTTACTGAAGTTCCGTTAACTTCAGATATTATAGAAGTTCGACACGTGTCGGCGGGTGTTGTTACGTCAGTACAGGCATTGAGATATGGACCCAAAACCGAAGTTGTGTTGGACGCAGAAAATGTAAACATAGTTGGCAATATAATATTAAATGGCTCAATAAACAACAAAGCTAACATTCTGATACCCAATATCGCAACCACAACTATAGATAGTTACAGTACTACAGCGTGGAGAACTGTAAAATATATAACCCAAGCTGTTAGAGCAAGCGATGTGCAAAGTTATGAAACTTTGGTTACACATAACGGTGCAACAGTGGTTTCAAATACCTATGGGATACTTACAATAGGTAACAGTTTAGGTAGTATTAGTGCTACTTTAGTGGGCAGTAATGTAGAAGTACAATACACTCCTGTGTTTGCTAACACTTATCTAACTGTTGCCAGGGATTTTTATCCTCTTTAGTTTTTCTTAAACCCGCATAAATATATACAAAGACACATCTAGCCTTAGGGGATATGGAACCATGGGCTCAAAAATAGTGTAAAATATAATTTATTGCGGAGCATTCCATGTCGGCCCTAACCCGAATTTTTAATAATCAAATCTTTAATGCTACAATCGTAGCTAGTCAAAAAATTGCCCCAGGAACTATTACCGGAAGTTTATTTTCAAGTAACGTTACAGTTCCCGGAGATCTACTTATTGCAGGTAATCTGTTTGTACTAGGTACTAGTGCCTATACAACTATTGCTAGTACCAATACCTATGTTAATGACCCATTAGTACTTTTGAATAACGGATTCAGCGGTACTAACACCAGAGATATGGGTCTGGTGTTTAACAGAGGTACAGATCAAAATCAAGCAATTATTTGGAGTGAAGTATTTGACGAATTTCGCCTTATTGCTACCAACGAAACAGGTACAACCTATGGTAATATCAATGCTGCGGGCCTAGCAAGATTAAGCATTGGTAGTTTAGTAGTTCCTGGGCAAGCTAATATTGGATCTGCGGTCATAGGCGGTGCTATTAGCGGTGCTAGCTTGAATGTATCAGGTAACGTGTTAGCAAGTACTGTTGGTGCTAGCTTTGTAACAGCCAGCACTGCCGCATTTGGTAATATTTCAGCAGTTTCTTTTGGTAACACAGGTGCTACTTTTAGCGGTGCTAGCTTGAATGTATCAGGTAACGTGTTAGCCAGCACAGTAGGTGCTAGTTTTGTAACAGCCAGCACTGCCGCATTTGGTAATATTGCCGCAGGCATTGTGGGAAATGTTGGAACACAATTTAACGGGTCGTCAATTAATCTAAGTGGTAACGTGTTAGCTGCTGGGGGTGTGTTTAATGGAGTAACCGTTAATGGCAACGAAACTGTAACTGGATTCTTAAATGTAACTGGTAACGTTATCGCAGCAAACGTTACAGCATCATATTTTGTAGGTAACGGTGCACTACTAACAGGTATGGGAGTTGGATACGGTAATATACAAGCCAAAGCCTATACCGAAACAATGGGCTTTACTAATTACAGTAACGTTAATGTCAAGGCCTATACCGAAACAATTGGCTTTACTAACTATAGTAACGTTAATGTAGCTAGTTATCTATCAACTGCTACTATTAATACCACAGGCAACATATTAGCAGCTGCAGGCACTTTCAATGTCTTAACAGTAAACGGCAACGAAACAGTAACTGGTTTCTTAAATGTAACTGGTAACATTTTGGGGGCCACTGGTACTTTAAGTATACTAGGTGTTAGTAATAATTTCTATGCAAACGCTAGCATAGCAACTACTACACAAGGCACAGGTGCAATCGTTGTTCCAAATGGTGGCATCAGTGTAAGTGGAGCAGCTAATATAGCAGGTGCGATTACTACAGCAGGTGCGGCACAGTTTAACAATACATTAACAGTTGGTGGTGTTACACAAGTAACAAACACTACTAATTCTACTGATGCAACAGGAACGACCGGTGCACTACGAGTCGCAGGTGGTGGTAGTATCGCTAAAGACTTGTGGGTCGGTGGTAACTTATATGCTGCTAACATCATTGGTGTTACAGCCAACGTTATCACAGTCCAAGATCCATTGCTATACTTAGCACCAGATCATACATTCCCATATGACTATGACATTGGTTTTTTCTCAGCCTTTACTGGCACTGGATTGACCACAGCTGGTAACATTCTCCAACACACAGGCATAGTCCGTCATAATGACACTAACACTTGGACCTTTGCAAGTAATCTTGCTGCACCAAGTGCCGGCCATTTGGTATTAGACAGCAATACAGTTTACGATCCAATCAAAGCAGGTAACTTAGAATTAGCAACCAACATTCCATCAACAAGCACAACAACAGGTGCTTTAATAGTAGCTGGCGGTGCTGGTATTGCTGGTACTGTGGTGGCTGGACAATTAAACAGCACAGGCAACGTACTAGGACAAGCTGGTACATTTAATGCTCTTACTGTTAATGGTGGTATTACATCAACCGGTTACTTTAATACATCAGGTAATATTAGTACAGCACAATTAAATGCTGGACAAATAAACACAACCGGCAACGTAAGTGCCGCAGTAGGTGTATTTGGTGCTATTAACTCAACAGGCTACATTAATACAAGTGGTAATATTTCAACAGCACAATTAAATGCTGGACAAATAAATACAACCGGTAATGTGCTAGCAAGTACTATTGGTGCTAGTTTCTTAACTGCCAGCACCGCCGCAGTTGGCAACATATCAGCAGTAAACATAGGTAACGCAGGTGCTACACTCACAGGTACTACAGGTACATTTGGTGCAGTTAATTCAGGATTTATTGGTAATACCGGTACTGCATTTACTGGTGCAAGCATAAACTTATCAGGTAACGTACTAGCGTCTTCTATCTTAACTAACTTTTTATCTGTAGATGATGTAGTATTTGGTAATGTGTCTGCAGCAGTATTTGGTAATGTTGGAGCAGTATTTACTGGTGCAAGCATAAACTTATCAGGCAACGTGTTAGCTAGCACAGTACAAGGTAGTTTCTTAACTGCAAGTACGGCAGCAGTAGGTAATATTTCAGCAGTTACTATAGGTAATGCAGGAGCAACAGTAACTGGTACTACAGCCGCATTTAGCGGTAATGTAATTGGTGGACTAGCACAATTTGCGTCAATCAATGCAACTCCGGTAGGTAATGCATCTGCAAGTACCGGTGCATTCACAACTCTAAGTGCAAGCCAAGGTATATGGGCAAATAGCACTACGGCCAGTACTTCAACTACAACGGGTGCGATTGTTGTAGCAGGCGGTGTAGGTATTGCTGGTAATGTTCGTGCTGGGGGTGGAGCAGTATTTAATAGTAGTCAAACCGCTGATCCGTTCCAAGTACGAGGTGTAGCAACTACAAGTTTAATCTATGCTGACACAGCTAACGGTGGAGTAATTATCGGAGGAAGTAACACAGCAGCTCCCTTAGGTATGACACTAAAAGTCAACGGCACAGATTCTATGTTGTTACCAATTGGTACAACTGGTCAGCGTCCAAGTTCAACAGGTAATGTTGACATAGCTGGTATGATAAGGTACAACAGTACCATACAAGATGTAGAGTATTACAACGGTACTACTTGGGCTGCTCCAGGCAGTGGACAAACACCTACAATAACTGATCGACAGTTTGCTGGCAATGTTGCAGGAGGATTTGGTAATGTAGACGGTACTAATACTGTATTTACAATACAATCAAACTCAACCACAGCAGGAACAGTGGTAAGCATTAACGGTGTAATACAATTTCCAGTATTGGCCTACGCAGTTAGCGGAACCACACTAACATTTACAGAGCCACCTGCTCCAGATGATGTTATCGATGTTCGTGTAATGGCAGCAGCAAGTACAGTAACTTCTATTGCTAGCGATAACGGGTATAATCAATTTATAGCCAGTGCTAGTGCTGCTGAAATTTGGACAGGCGTAGCGTTATCAACAAAACAAATACAAGTTAACCCTGTTGGCGATGTTGAATATTTAACTGGCGGCAAAACAACATACACGCAACCAGTAATTAATATTGCAGCTAACAATACGCCATATGTAATTAGTACATGGAATCAAACAAGTTTTGTGACAGCCAAGTATTTGATTAGTGCTAAACGAGGAACTTCAAACTATCAAAGTATGGAAGCAGTAGTTACCACAGATCAAGCAGGCAATGCCTACATAACTACCTATGCAGTGGTCAGTAATGGAGTTGATATGGGAGGATTAACGGCAAATGTCGTTGGAGGCAATGTTCGAGTTTACTGGACAACTACTACAAACATTACCAATGCCAATGTCAAGGCCATGGGCACATTTATTGTTTAAGGCGATCAATGTTAAAATTAGTTAAGAAAATTCGAAAAGGCTATCAAGGTGAAGACATCATAGTCGAAAGAACTTTGGATGGCGGCACCTGGAAAACAACAACAGAACATGTTCCTAGTAGGGTTACTAATAATCAAATATCAAAAACAGCCTTAGTGATTGGTAACGGAACCAACAGATTAGGATTTGATCTTGATAAAACTAAAAAAGCCAGCGGATTACTAGGAGCTAAAACTCTTCAAACTTATGGTTGTAATGCTCTCTACAGAGATTTTGATCCTGATTTTTTAGTGGCAGTGGGTAATAACGGAATAGTGGATGAAATAGCTGACAAAGGGTACACAAACGAACATATTGTCTATTCTAGTGTAGCACACGTTTTAGAGTTTCCAGGTAAATTTTACCTAATACCTCATGACATTTATGCAGATGCAGGTACTACCGCTGCTTATATCGCCGCTTTCGACGAACACAAGACAATTTATCTAATAGGGTTTGATGGTCATGAACCAGGTGACTGGAATAACAATGTCTATGCAGGTACTACTGGATATGATCCAAAAAACATTTCTATAGATCACAGCGAGTGGATAACCAATCGTAAACAATTATTTGATGTTTATAATGATGTAGATTGGGTTTGGGTTACCCCAGCTGGTGTAAATTTTATCCCTGAACCTTTAAAATATTGTTTAAACTTTAGGCAAATAAATTTTCAAAATTTTATTTTAGAGTGCGATTTATAAAACTTGTTCTAAGGTTTTAATTTTATCTACAACACTTGAAAAATTAATAGTACGCCACACACCCGGATGTAAAGGTTTAGGATGATCTTCTAAATTTATCCAACAGTATCCTCTATGTTCGTTATTTAAAATAGGAACGAATTCTTCATCTACAGGTATTAAGAAAGTATGATAGGTAAATCGTGCATTGTTGCTGGTAAATTTTTCTATAGGTATAACTTTAGTTTCAGAAAAATCATAACCTAATTCTTCGTCAAGTTCTCGATATAGACTAGATAATAATTGTTCGCCTGGTTCTATACCACCACCTGCGAGACCCCAGGTACCTGCGTATTTTTTAGTATTGCGTAGTAAGAACAAATAACGATGTGTGCTAGTACTGTAGATAAAAGTACCTACGCCTTCTATAACACCAGCGTCCAGGACCCTTCCTTGTACTCGCCCTCGTAACTTTTTAGCCATTGATTGCCATTCCATTTATATTGAACACCTGTGGTCAGGTTGCTTACATATTGTAACGTATTATCAGTCTGGCTGTCAAATGATACTACCCAACGAGTACCGTTGTATTGAATTATATCATTAGCGTATGCTACTAGTGCAGAACCATCTGACCCGCGCCATGCTACTGCATCATCTCCGGGAGCATTATTATAACTACCAATATTTTCTAGTATTAGATAACGTGTTCCGTTTGCAGGATTGGCAATACTTGCAGGATCTACGGTCTTAGGGTTAATAATAGCATCGATAGCCGTTAGTGTATTAGTTGGTTTGGTGTCTATATCAACATTAAATATTAACTGCGTAGGGTCACTGGGATTATACGCTACAGTACCAATAACTTCAGTATAACCATCTTCTTGAAGTAATCGAACTTGACTAATACCGTTTTGTAGCTCACCATATAAATTAATTAGTTTGTGCCAGTTATCTTTTGTGCCAACTTTAGTCTGTGGCTCTACAGTGGGGTCTCTAGGATCTGCAAACTCACTAATTTTTAGCAAGGTAAGACTGTTATTGATTAACAAGACGCCATACATTAAAGGAGTAAAGTATTGACGAGCACCTAACAGATTGTCTTCACTGTAGACAGCGTCACTTAAATTACCATCTGCATCATGTATGCTGGCAATAATTTTTTGTATAACTCCAAGTTTTTTAACTTTAGCCGGAGGACTGATCCATACAGGAAGTTTAAATGTTAAGGTAGCAACATCGATTGGATTTTCAGTGCCAATAGGGACACTCCGACTAGTCCAATTAGGACTATCCAAATATACTACGCTAAGACTAGTCCAATCAATGTAGTTGTCTGTACTTTGTATTTCTAAAGCAGGATTAAACAGCACAATTAATTGTTCTAACAACTGTAGTTTTTGTTTAGTGTTGCTGGTCCATATATCTAATTTAAGTTCTATTGTATAAGGCACAGGCATCATACGCTCAATGGTAAAGGCATTACCTTGACGATTTTCGTATTCCTGAGTGGCTTCGTTGTAATAGCGTTCACGAATATTCATGTGCCCGACAAAGGTTGGTTCCTGTACGCGATCCCTATCATAGGTAATATTGTTAATGTACACAGTCATAGCAGGCACTGTTGGTAGTACACTACCTGCTGAGTTATTGTTTAAGATCATTTGTACCTGACGACTACTATCACCCCAGTATACAGGAACACGCTGTAGAGTACTGTTACCAAATTCAATTTGGAAACCCGATACCATTCGGATGAACTGTGCTAGGAAACGCTCGATCTGAGCATCATAAAAAAATTGGTTTAAAGCTGCCATTATAAGTTATCCGCTGAAGGACGTAGGATTTGGCTCAGACCCTGACGTTGATTAATCACATGAGTATAAACTGTATACTCTAAAAAGTCTCCAATCTTTGGTTGACTTGTAATTGTAAAACTTACATTACCACTGGTGTTGCCCATAGTGTTAACAATAGGAATACCATTGAGTTTTGTTCGTATACCATATGTACTTACATAAGACACCTTGGTTACTACAGTAGCATATGGACTTACGTTGCTTAGTGTAAACGAAATAGTAGACGCATTGGCTGGTGCTGTGTATGGACTTGATACACGTATACCATCCCAGGCTACTGCATTGCTCATAAACTTCTCTTGGTTGTTTACAAAGCCACTACGTTGGGTAGTATTGTTTATGCCCGGTGTTAGATTTGTACGCACTGCGTCCTCTACTTTAACCCAACGACGTCCATCATAACGAAATAGTCGATTTGGCACATAATCTAAGCGTAGATAGTAATCACCTTGATTTGGACTAGTGGGGAAACTAAGGCCTGCGGCCACACTGTAACCATTTGGTGGCAGACCATCCCCAGTTAGGTAACCTTCTACCTTAACTGTGGATGTTAGGTATTGATCGCTAGCGTCATCTACAGTAGAACTAGCATCAATAACACTGCCATTTAAGATATGTGTTGCTTGGCTAGCATCTAAAGCACTAGGATCGCTAGGCAAGTGATCAGAACCCACTGCTAGAGTATAAATTGTACTGGTATCGTATCCTGATTTAGGAACATCATCCTCTGCACGTTGCACCACAGCGTCATTAATTTCAATGAGTTTGTTGTAGGTGCTGAGTAAGTCTGTAAGTGCTTGATCTTTGTCGTCAACAACACCATCGCCGTTCATATCAAGATTATTGATAATATCTTTGTATTCTTGGCTGTCTACGAGTGGTTGTAATTTAACACGCCATAGATGCGGATACCAAAGAGGACTAAATCCTTCTGCGGCACGAGTAGCATCTTGAACTACGTAAAAACGTTTAAGTGCCACTGGGATTGTGTCATCTAAGGGGTAGTAGTCTTTTAAGAAAGGCATTTCTAGTACATCGCCTACCATGATCTTACGACCCAGGGTGTCAAGCATGTCGTTTAAGTGAAATACTGCAAATATAGTGTCACCAGTCAAAAATAAGCCAAACTGTGTTAAATCAAAATCACTATCGTTAACACGGAATAGTGTTCGCATGGTATAGATACTGGTATCATACTTGCGATCTCTATTTTCTAAGAATAGTAAATCTTGGATAGCAGTAACGCCAGTTGTACCTGGTTCGGTATTGCTAACAAATCCTGTAGCCGCTGGCCCAAGATATTTGTGTAGATTAATATCAACACCGCCAACAGTGAACATTTCACTAATGGTTTGGTCAAAAAATTGATAATCGTTGCCTTTATTTGGCCTATATAAACTTAAACGAGGCATTAACTTGTCCTAATTATCTAGTATTTATCGACATTGACAACTACACCAAAATGTGTTATACTGTATTATGGCTGAAATTACTCAGAGTTTAGATTGGGCTGAAGTGCAGATAGCACTAGAAGCACCTGCACATAGGATGAAACGCTACACTGGCGATATGCTGAAAATGAGCAGTGCTATAGGACACATGGTTAAAAAACTGTCAGAAGAAGAAATTAACTGCCGCAGGCAAGGTCGCCAGACCCAACGACACAAGGAATTGTTAGTACAAATCAACCAAGAAATAGCTAATTATGAAGCATATCTTACTTTTGGTGTTCTATTAAATGGTTGACAAATCTACCAAAAGATAGTATAATACACATAATAAAGGAGTGACTAAATGCATGATTTTATTAGAAAACTATGGGATAGCAAGGCCACAATAGCTGTTATATTGTGGATAGCCGTATTTGCTTGGGCCTACAATTTAGATTGGGTTAAAAAGCCAATCGTCCAACATAAGCCCATTGGTAGGACTATCGAAGAAATCATGGCTACTCCGGTGGACACTGTCCAACAAGCCCCCTGGGACAACGATTTTAAATCAGCAGTGGAGCCTATCTAATGGAATATAAATGGAGCCAACCCTACCCTGGTGAAAGCCGTTATGAACGATTGTTCCGTGCTCAACGTATCCTACAGCTATCACGCCACGTCATGCTGTTAGACACTGTTGAGCCAGTCAAAGATTTAACAGAAGCGAATAAATATCTCATGAAGTTTAGATTGGAGAAATAGTATGGGAACACCTGTATATATGGAAATAGAAGAAGCCTATAGCATCGTCCAATGGCACGGTGAAGAATATGGCCATCGCAATCTCTTTGGAGCCCTAAACAGCATGGAAGAAAATTGGGATGATCTAGACAGCATGGAACGTGCGGCCTACAAGCAGGTCAAACGTGAATTAGAAAAAAGTATAGTCGAATCTGAAGGTGGGTCTATTGACTAGTGCAGAAGCACATCAACAGGCGTTAGAGCATGAACAATGGGCGAACGAACATCATGAGTGTTCGGTTTGCTCTTGTGACTACACCGATGACGAAGGCGGTATCACAGGTTATATAGGTATATTGCCGGCTAGTTTCTGTCCAACTTGCCTAAGTGGTATAATTGATATGGTTGAACAGTTGACAGCAGAATAAAATCCTGTATAATTAAGTTTAAATAAGAGAGGACACGATGGCGATCAAGATTGACGGAATGAAAAAGAAAGCTAAAATTGCCAATATCAATTTCAGCGATGAAAAATACACTGGTACAGAACCTAAATGGGACTATGATCGTGCCTTGACTTTTTCAGATGAAGAATTTGACCATCACCTACGTAAGAGTTTCCGTTACTATAACTATTACTACAGTCCCAAAGATCTTAAAAAATATGTAGTAGCTTGGTTGCGCCAACACGAAGGTGATAAGGGTGTTCATGTCTTAGACAAAACCACTATCGATCAATATGCACGTTCAGCAGATAATCTCACACCATTTACCGTCTGCGCTTTAATCAAAGCCCACGAACAGGGAATGCCTTTGCGTGACAAACACGTAGAATATATCCTTGATGCTATTAAGCGTGTGCTATTATTAAAGGTAGATGAAGAAGAGGAAGAAAAGAAAATAGACGCTAAACCTCAAGTAAAGATTCCGACGATCCAAGATCGCATGAACGAAGTAGCTAAGAAACATATCCTTTATTTTGAGATCCTTGAAGATACACTATTCGCAGGCGAAACTGTAGACCCTAAAGCCTATGAATATCTAGTCAAGAACACGGTACCACAGGCATTGATAGGTAAGATACAGGCAGTGTTTGAGCCACGCTATGCTGAACTTAAAGAAGCACGCAAAGGCGAATGCGAACAGCTAAAAGAAGCTTACAGCCACTACAAAGCCGCAGACTATAAACGCTGTGAAGCATTCTATGACCGATTATTCCAAGACCTAGCCGCTTACAATCAGACTAAGAAAGCCACAAAGAAAGCCGCAGTACGCAAACCACCACAAAAAGAAAAACTAGTCAAGGGCTTGAAATATCTCAAACAAGACACTGCACTCAAGATCGTGTCAATTAATCCAGTAGACATCGTTGGTGCAGAAGTCTTATGGGTCTACAATGTTAAAAATCGCAAGTTAGGCAAATATGTAGCAGAAGCCATGGGTGGTGTACTAGGTGTTAAAGGTACTACGATCACAGGCTACGACGCTAACAAAAGTACACAAAAAACACTACGTAAACCGGATGAACAGATCAAACAATTCCTAGCTTCAAGTAAAGTTGAATTACGCAAGTATCTTGAAAATATCAGGACCACAGAGATCAAACTCAACGGACGTATCAACGCTGATACTATCTTACTAAAAGCAAACTAATCCCCTCAAGATAGCGAAATTATCCTGTTGTCGATAATAAATACACGATAACAGGATAATTTAAATGTCTTTACTTCCAGCAAACGTTTCAGCAACCGGTAATCTAACTGCTACATTAAGTATGCAGACTGAAAGTCTGTATAATCCATACACAGGTACAGGTGCTGGACACATAGCATTTGATGCCAATTTAGCCGCACAGTTGACCACAGTACAAAGTCAACAAAATTCTATTATTGATTATATCCGTTTGCGATTAGGTTACGGCATGATTGATGTCGAAGCAGACAAAGAACACTTTGACATGGGAATCAAACAAGCACTTATTCGCTATCGTCAACGATCAAGTAACAGTGTAGAAGAAAGCTATGCTTTCTTAGACCTATACCCCGAAACACAAGAATACGTTCTTCCTAATACTGTCATGGATGTAAAACAAGTATTTCGTCGTGGTATTGGTAGTGTCACTGGTACAACTGCTAGCCAATTTGAACCCTTTGCTAGCGGCTACCTCAACACTTATATGCTAGTAGCAGGTCGTGTTGGCGGCCTAACTAATTATGAATTGTTTGTAGATTATCAAAAACTTGCTATGAAAATGTTTGGCGGCTTTATGAATTTTACATGGAATAAAGTCACCAAGAAACTAACTATTGTTCGCAAGATGCCTTTCCAAGGCGCTGGTGCTACCTTGAGATTAAAGAGCCTAACTGCTAGTGGTACTGCACCAGGTAGTACAGTTACTTTCCAAATTTCTAGTCAAGGTCCTTGGTCAGGAGTTAGTGTTGGCAGTACTGTTTCCATTACAAACTGCCCAGTTGCTGGCTATAACGGTACATATACTATTACCAGTGTAGACCCTACACAGCAGATCTTTACATTTTTAAATACTGCGGCATTAGGTGCTACAGTTGTCAACGACATGTCTCTAGCCTCAACTTTTGTAAGTAGTCCAAGCAGTCCAGATAATGCTGTGACAGAAACAGTATTGCTATGGATCTACAACTACAAACCAGACATTATGTTGTTAAACGATCCCCAGGCATTTCCTTGGATCCAAGACTATGCTCTGGCATTAGTCATGATTTCAATTGGTCAAGCACGTGAAAAATTTGCATCAATCGCAGGTCCACAAGGCGGTACTAGTCTAAACGGTCAGGCACTTAAACAAGAAGGTGCAGAGCTATTAAAAGATCTAGATGAACAGATTAAAAATTACGTCGACGGTGGTCAACCATTAACCTGGATAATGGGTTAAAAACTCTAGACTTCGGCAGTAAATTCCCGTAAAATAGTATATCAACTAAGGAGTAGCTATGAGTCAAATCATTGGTATCTGTGGACTAATTGGTGCGGGCAAGGACACAGTAGCAGATTATCTGGTTAACCTACACGAATTCCGCAGAGAAAGTTTCGCCAACAGCCTCAAAGACAGCGTGGCCGCTGTGTTTGGATGGAATCGCGAACTACTAGAAGGTCGCACCAAACAATCAAGAGAGTGGAGAGAGCAAGTAGATGAATTCTGGGCTAATCGCTTGAAGATGCCCAAACTAACTCCACGCTGGGTCTTACAGTACTGGGGTACAGAAGTTTGCCGCAAATCCTTCCACGATGATATCTGGGTAGCCAGTTTAGAAAATCGCTTGCGACAAAGCAAAGATGACATCGTCATTACTGATTGTCGATTTCCTAACGAACTCAAGGCCATACGCAAAGCTGGAGGTAAGATTATACGTGTCAAACGTGGTGCAGAACCCGAATGGTACGATGATGCTGTCAGCATGAACAAAGGGCCTAGCCGTAACATGAGTTGGGCTTTAAGTAAACATAACATTGAAAAACTTAAGATACATGCTAGTGAAACTGCTTGGATTGGTAGTAAGTTTGATGCAGTATTAGATAATAACGGTTCGTTAGATGAATTATACCTACAGATAGAACAAATATTAGTTAAAAATCAGGAACTAGATCACCCTGACGCCACCCAAGACCCTCTTTCGCTATTTCAAACTGACAGTTAGCACAGATTGTTTTTAAATTAGGTAAACTATTATTATTTAGATTTCCGTCAATATAATAGACAAATACTTGCTCTTTGTATTTTGCCTTAAAGCCGCACTTTTCACAGTGCGGTTTCTTTTTGTAGCCTGTCTTGTGCCAACTAGGTATCGGAGCAGGTAATTTTTTCTTTTTACGAATACAACTATCACATCGACTACGGTAATAGGTCTTATCCCACATCTTATAGTTGACTGCGCAGGGCTTTTTACCACAAACTTCGCATAATTTTCTATATTCCATACTAGTATTTATGGGTGAACCTTTCAAAGGGCACTTTAAACCATTGATTTAACCAAATAATTATAAATAGTTTAAAGCAGTATTATTATAGAGGAATACTAAACTATGGCATCATTAACTTCACCTGGCGTATCAGTTACCATAATTGATCAAAGCCAATATGTAACTACTCAGGCAGGTACAGTTCCTTTCGTGCTAGTAGCAACAGCACAAGACAAACAAACCCCAAGTGGCACTCTTGCTACAGGAACTACTATTGCTAACGCAGAAAAAATTATTACAGTAACTAGTCAGCGTGATCTAGTTAATATCTTTGGCAATCCATTTTTTGAAGTCGACGCTGCTGGAAATCCAGTTAACGACAGTCAACGAAACGAATACGGTTTGCTTGCCGCTTACTCTGCACTAGGTTCTACAAATACTATCTACATACAACGTGCTAATGTAAATCTTTCAGAACTAGAAGGCACAAGTACACGTCCAACAGGTGAACCATCAGATGGTACATATTGGTTAGATACCGGAAATACCAACTGGGGTGTATACGAATGGTCGATCGACAATGGATTTATTAGTCAACAAACTAATATCACCGTAATTACTGATTCAGATTATCTAAGTGGTGGTGTTCCTTTAAGCACATTTGGCAGTATCGGCGATTATGCTGTAGTAGCAACTAGCTCAAGTAATCCAATTTACTATAAAGGTTATAATAATAACTGGGTGTTAGTAGGTGGTGATAGCTGGAAATCAGTAGTTCCAACAGTAGTCGGTACAGTGGCTAATCCAACAATTACTAATGGTAGTAGAATTATTATTAATGGTAATGTTGTAAGTGTAAGCGGAACTACAGCAGCATCTGCCGCAACTGCGATTAATGCCGCTTTAAATCCTAATGGAGTTAGTGCTCAAGTTAATACAACAGGACAGTTAGAACTATTTGTAAACGGAGCTACTATTATCTATAGTAATGCAGCAGGTAATCTCCGAGGAAGTATTGACACTGCAACTAGTTCACCGTCTACTCTACAGATTACTAGAGGATCTGTTTTAGGATTTACTGATTGCGCCGCAAACTTGGGTGTTCTAAACGCTAATATCGGCCCTACTATTAGTAATGGCGGTAACACATATACATACAATGGCCCAACTATATCTTTTGCTGGATATACTAATCCACCAGCATGGAGACCAACAGATGTTACTCCTAGACCAGATGGTTCAATTTGGTTAAAAACATCAGCAACAGGCAATGGTGCAAATTGGGCTATTAAAGAATACGATGCTACTTTAGAGACTTGGAATCTGCTTGCTGCACCATTATATGCAAGTGACTCTGCCGCAATTAATGGATTAGATCCTGTAAGCGGTGGAGCAGGATTGCCTGCAGGAACTCTTTATGTGCAATATGATACTTTAGGCACACAAACTACAACCTTCCGTCCTTATATTAAAGCAGTAAGTGGTATATTATCTATTACCGGTACAGTGGCTGGCGGCACTGCAACTTATGTAAATGGTGATAGTTTTAGATTAGATGTTAGCGTTCCAGGTAGTGCTACATTAGCTAATGCAACAATCGTTCTAAGCGGAACTACTGCAAGTGCGTTTGTTGGCGGTATTTTGGGTGCAGGATTACCAAATATCACAGCAGGATTTAACTCTAGTGGACAGATTTTCCTACGTCACTTAGCTGGCGGTACTATTTTAATGACGCAGATTGGTGGCAACGCTTCATTAGTAACATCTGGATTAACATCAGATACTAATGTACAGACATTAGTAGCAGGCACTTTATTTTTAGCAAGTCCATTTACACCGTTAACATACAATTACGGTGATACTGCTCCGTTTAGCAATCCAGCAGAAAATACATTGTGGTACTACAGTGATCCTACTGAAGTAGACGTTATGATGCATGATGGTACAGGATGGAGAGGTTACCGACTTGTTTCCAACGATGCACGTGGTTACAATCTGACAGTGACAGACCCTAACGGTCCTATCTTAAGTGCAAGTCAACCAACAACACAAAGTGATGAAACACAACTTGTTCCAGGTGACCTATGGATTGACACTGGCGATCTTGCTAATTTCCCTGTAATCTATCGCTACAACGGAATTTCATGGGATCTAATAGATAACACAGACAATGTTGAATCTGACGGCATTCTATTTGCAGATGCACGATGGTCTGCTACAGGTAATGTAAACATTATTACTGATACATTGCCAACTATTACTAGCCTATTGACTAGCGACCATTTAGATCCAGATGCTCCTGATTACCAATTATACGCTCGTGGTACACTGTTATTCAACACACGTCGTTCTGGTTACAATGTAAAACGCTTCAAAGCAAACTACTTTACAGACGCTGAATTAGCTGTAGTAAGTGCTACTGAAGCCGACGCATGGGTAACTTTCAGCGGTGAAGATCCAACTACTGGTGTTCCGTATTTTGGTTATAAATCACAGCGCAGTGTAGTAACACGTGCGATGAAATCTGCTATTGCCTCTAGCACAACACTACGCGAAGAACAAACGCAGTTTAACTTAATCTGTGCTCCTGGATACACAGAACTAATCCAAGACATGATTACACTTAATAATGATCGTCTAAACACAGCGTTTATTATAGGTGATAGTCCGTTAGATCTACCATCAGACAGCACAACGTTAGATAACTGGGCAAAAAATGCTAATCTAGCGGCAGACAATGGCGAAGATGGTCTTGTTAGTCGCAGTGAATACTTAGGTGTTTATTATCCAAGCGGCTTAGCAACTAACCTAGACGGTAACAGTGTTGCTGTACCACCTAGTCACATGATGCTACGCACAATAATCCGCAGTGACGCAGTCAGCTATCCGTGGTTTGCACCAGCTGGTGTACGTCGTGGCTTAATTGACAACGTGTCAAGTATCGGTTATGTTGATCGTAATAACGATAATGTTTGGGTAAGTATTGGGGTAACAGAAGGTCTACGCGATATTCTATACACAAATAGTGTTAACCCATTAACAGTATTACCAGGTGTTGGATTAGTGGCATACGGTCAAAAAACACGTTCTGCACAGACTTCAGCAATGGATCGTATTAACGTAGCTCGTTTAGTAGTTTATCTACGTACAATCCTAGCTAGAGTTGCATCACCGTTCATTTTTGAACCAAACGATACTATTACACGTAGCCAAGTTAAATCAGCATTTGATGCAGTGTTTAACGATCTAGTTGCTAAACGTGGTATCTATGATTACTTGGTAGTTTGCGATACTACAAACAACACACCAGCACGTATTGATGCTAACGAGTTGTGGGTTGATATTGCTATACAACCAGTTAAAGCAATTGAATTTATCTATATTCCAGTACGCTTACAAAACACTGGTGCAGCGTTGACAATTCAATAATATACGCAGATAATGGGAGGGTCTGACCCTCCCCGTTCTGATAGAAAAAATGGTAAATACTATAAAGTATTAAAAGGAAGAAAAGATGGCAACATCATCACTAACAAATTTTACAGTACCGTTATCAACTAACCAAAGTGCTAGTTCGCAAGGTCTGTTAATGCCAAAATTAAAGTTCCGCTTTCGCGTAACTTTCTTAAACTTTGGTGTTACACAACCTAGCACAGAACTAACAAAACAGGTTATTGACTTCAAACGTCCAAATCTGAGTTTTGAACAAATTGAAATTCCAATCTACAACAGTAAAGTTTATCTAGCAGGTAAACCGACCTGGGCAGAAGTAACTACAACACTACGTGATGACGCTAGCGGTGAAGTTACTAAACGTGTTGGCGAACAGATGCAAAAACAATTTGACTTCTTTGAACAGAGCTCAGCAAGTTCAGGTATTGATTATAAATTCACTACAGTTCTTGAAATCCTTGATGGTGGTAACGGTGCTAATACACCTAACATCTTAGAAACTTGGGAAATGTATGGTTGCTATCTAATGTCAGCAGATTACAGCGATAATAACTATGCTAGTAACGAACCAATGACAGTAGCATTAAGCATACGTTATGATAATGCGCTACAAACACCTACAGGTGCAGGTATTGGTGCTCAAGTAACACGTACATTAGGTACGGTAATCACTGGTTAACCCAGACGAAACACATACAATTAGCCCGGTTAAAATCCGGGCTTTTTTTTGACGATAAATAGTATAAATGGGATAATATATGGCACTGGCTGATTTTTTAGGTGAATTAAGACAATCGATAGCACCCGATCAAAATGTTAGGGACTATCAGCACGCTAGTCGTACCTTTATCGACAGCTTGTATAGACTAAGTCCAAAACTTAGTAATCTATTTCATGTGTTTATTGACGTCAATCAGAATGTTACATCTCTTGATCAGAACAGTCAAATTGAAATAGGTCTAATGGCTAAAGATGTGCAACTGCCTAAATTTACCATACAAAACAAAGTACACAATGCATATAATCGTAAGGTAGTACAACAAGAACGTGTAAATTACGATCCCGTGAGTATTACTTTTCACGATGATAGTGCTGACCAAGTTAGAAATTTTTGGCGTAACTATTTTCAATATTATTACAGAGACAGCGACTATCTTAGTAACGAGCAGACTTATAATTACGACAGTAAATATAATCAACGTCAGCAACAAGAGTGGGGATACAGCCCTAGATCAAATGATGGTAATCAAAACTATATAAGCGCAATCCGTATCTATAGCCTACATCAAAAACGATTTAGCTCATATAACTTAATAAGACCTACTATAACTTCTTTTGCTCACGGGCAACACACAGCAGGTGACTATACCCCTGTTGAGAATTCAATGACTGTACAATATGAAGCTGTTTTATATGACAGCGGTCCAGTAAGTTCTGGAGTAGTTCAAGGATTTGATGTAATACACTATGACAGGACACCGAGTCCTCTACGTAATGCCGGTGCCGCATTGGGTGGTATTGAGGGTGTTATTAGAGGAGTACAAAACGGTGACTTAGGTGCAGTTTTACATGAAGGTATTAATGTTTACAATATTTTTACAGGCAGTGACGTGCAACTTAAACAAGCACCGTCTATAGATTTAAGTAGTATAGGAAATGAAATTCTCCGCGGGCAAAATCCGTTTGGTACAGTTTTTGCGCCTACAAGTGCTTCAGTGCAACAAGGCATTCGCAAAGCAGTCGGCGGAAGCAGCGGTTAAGGAACTAATATGGCAATCAACGGAAATTTACCAGGACAAACTACAAACAATCCTGAAACTACTAATTACTTTAATAATTTTTACAATAATCCTACAAGCACAAGTCCGATGATTAACGACGCTGTGGTTGCCTATTTTCAAAGTATTACAGGTAACGCAGACACTGGACGTAATCTTGCTGCGGCAGTTATTTTTACAGCTCTACAACAGAGCATAGATCCGATGAGTGTAGTTGATCAACTGCAAACGTTAAGTAAACGCAATTTAGCCAATGCACCTGCTTATTATCCAGGAACTACGAATCAGGAAGCTCAAGACACTGATGTGTATGATGCAGAAACAGGCACTTGGACTAGTAGTGGTAAACAATATGCCAAGCCAGGGCCAAGCGCATCATTCAATGAAATTAGTGAACTTGACGCTTATCTAACTATGTTCCTAAATCTTAACAGAGTAGGCACAAGTCTACTGGGACTTAGCAATAGCCCTCAAGTCAGTTCCTATATTAGTCGCGCAATTTTAGCATAATGTCCAAATACGCTAACGGAAAATTTACAATTAAAAACCCCGAAAAGTACATAGGCAAACGTGTACCTACATACCGCAGTAGTTGGGAATTTGCTTTTATGAGCTTTGCGGATAATAATCCAGCTGTAACTCAATGGGCCAGTGAAAGCATACAAATACCTTATTTTAACCCTGTGCTAGGTCGCCAGACTATTTATGTACCAGATTTTGTTATAGTGTACCAAGATGCAGGTAAAAAGCAACATGTTGAAGTAGTTGAAATTAAACCACTTGCTCAGACCACAATGGAAAGTGCTAAGTCAGTCAAAGACAAATACAGTGTAGCAATTAACATGGCCAAATGGGCTGCTGCTGATGCATGGTGTAAAGCCAATAATATGCGCTTTAGAGTAGTCACCGAACACGATATCTTCAAAAATCTTAAACGATAAAAATCTCGTTAAATACATAACTATGACAAAGAAACTAGAAGAATTATTCAACCTCTCACCTTGCGAGGAATCAGATGCTACTCCTCAACAAGTAGAACACACTATCGAAGAAAATCGTGCTATCATCAAGGAAGTAGATGAAGCCATTGATAAGATCGATGCGGCACTGCCATTTGTAGCAGACTTAGATGTCAGCGATCGAGAGCTAGATGAACTCAGCGACCTTGCTAAAGAAAAATTCCAGGACCTGATTGATCTAGGCATGAACGTTGAAGCACGCTTCAGCGGACACATCCTAGCCACAGCAGGTACCCTGCTAGGACATGCTATTACAGCCAAGCAAGCCAAGCTAGATAAGAAGCTACGTATGGTGGATCTACAGCTGAAAAAGGCACGTTTAGACCAAGCAAATGCCAAAAACGATGGCGAAAAACTAGTAGATGCAGCCGATGGTAAGGGCGTGATACTAGATCGCAACGAATTGCTCAAGCAAATTCTTAACAAAAAATAACAGTATTTTTGATAAATAACAATAATAGGAAAACTTATTATGAAAAACTTTTTACAATATCTTTCAGAAGTTCAAAAAACATACGAATTCCGTATTAAAATCGCTAACTGTGATCCCAAGGACAAGTTAGATGGACTTAAAATTGGTCTCGCACAATACGCTGTAGAAAGCGTTAGTGCTGCCAAACGCCTACCAATCAAAGCCAATGATATCGATTTTCCAAGCATTTCGAACTGCGAAGTGTTCTTGATGGATGCTGTATTAAAATATCCAGTAAATGATGCACAATTACGTTCAATCGTAGCAGAACGTTTAGGTTGTCCAGTTGCACAAGTAGTTGTAGTTCCTAAATATAATCCAGAAGAGATCTGGCGTTGGAATGTAGATGGCGAAAGTGAAATTAAAGAATATAAACAAGGTGATGCAGAATTAACGAAACCTTACCCAGCCGCTGATGCAGATCAAAAAGCTGCTAGCAAGGCTTATGCTGGTGCAGAAACTATTCTTAAAGAATTAATTAAACCGGCTGAAGTAAAAATTGAAGGCAATGAGCCTGCTGATGGTAAAACATTAAACGACATTTCAACTAGTGATTTAAGTCCAGTTGGCAGCACTAAAAATAAGATTCCCAGCCCAAAATAAAGGTCTATAGAATGAGCGACAATATATATGATATCTTAGGAAAACTCAACGGTCTAGTACCTAAAGAGAATCCTCAATCAATCGCTGAACCCATCTACGAAAGCGTAGATCCTCGCGGTGATATCATGTCTGCTGTCACACAACTTGAAGAACGCTATATGGGCTTTAAAGAAGCCAAAGGCAAATCTAAACGCAAAGAACCAGAAGCAGTGATTCCTGCTACTGACTTAACTAAAAGTGCTGATCCTGATGTGGCAAGATTAGCAACTGCTGCCAAGTTTATCAAACCTGAACTAAATGATTTTGAAGCGATAGTTAGTTATACGAGTAAACTAGAAAAAGAACTAGAACAGGCTGAAAAGGCTGACGTGGTTGATAGACAAAAGATTGAACAATTACAAAATATGCTGGCAAAAACACAGGCTAATCAAGATGCCATGCAGAAAGTAATCACTGCGACTGATCAGAGATTCCGCGCTGTCAATGATAAGATAGCTTCTGGCCAGATCACAGCACAAGATCAAGCTGCCGCCAAAGCGGCCCAACAAATTGAAAAAGATCATGATGCGGCAGTGGCTGCTGTACAAAAAGCACCACAACAACCAAACGCAATAGTGGCTACACCGCAACAACCAACTGCTGATATCTATCGACTCCCTGGCAAAAAACAATCAGGAAAATCATCTGCAGGCGGTGGTAGATCTGCAGGCGGTGGTAGAGCGGAAATACCAACAGCTGCAAATGACCCAATGTCATATACACCTGTAGCTAGAGCCGTTGGACAAAATGAAAACAAAGAGAGTAAATTAAAAATGTTAAGAGAATACAAAGAGAATGATCCTGATCTAGGGCTAATTAATTATAATTCAGCACTCAAAGCATTCCAAAATGCACAGGAAAAAATAACATTGGATTTTGGTGGTAAACCATTACCTCTTTATGATTATCAACTATATGGTCTATTAACAGACCTTACAGCAGATCAGAATCAAGATCGTAAAATGGCACGTATTGAAACAGTGATGTCAAACTATGACAGCGTAGTGCAATTATTAATGACGCCAAAAGTAAAAAAATTGATTCAACAATTCCCAGAATATGCTAAAAAGAATCCAAAATTTAAAGCACGTATGCGTGATGTCAATAGAGACCAGTTTAAATTAGAACCAGCACCACCAGAGGATCCACGTTATGATCCTAGACTAGACCCCAATTCACCAGAATTTGATCAAGCGTATGCGGCTACTCAGTCTCATCCTTATCAACGTAGCGATAGCCAATTAGAAGAAAACTTAGGAACCACAAGCATGAAAAACGTAAAACAACTAGCAGAAAATCTAATGGAGAGATTTGCTAACTTCAGAGAAGATGCCAAGCCAGACTTCTTAGATCTTGACAAAGATGGCGATACCGAAGAGCCGATGAAGAAGGCCGCTAAAGATGCTAAAGACGAAGAGCCAGCAAAACCAGATAGTGATGCTGTAGCTAAACGTAAACGCCTACAAGCACTTAAAGACAAACAAGAAGATGAACGTGCTGAGAAAGATGATTATGATAGTAAATCATCCTCACGTGTTGTTAAAGGTCGTGCTTACGGTGGCTCTGCACAAAAAGATGATGAAGACAAAGATGACTTAGATGAAGTAAGTTATTCAGCTAAGGCTGCACGTGCAGGTAAAGATATTGGTAAACCAGGTAAAGCATTCGCTAAGATCGCTAAATCAGCAGGCGAACGTTATGGTAGTAAGGAACGTGGTGAGAAAGTAGCTGGTGCTGTGCTTAAGAAATTACGTGCTAACGAAAGTGAAGAAGTTGAAGAAAGTGGTCTACAAGCATATCTAGGCAAAAAGAAATACGGTAAAGAAGGTATGAAAGCTCTACAAAAAGCAGGTCGCGAAGGCGCAAGCAAAGAGAAGATGGCTATGATCCGTGCTAAACATGATAAAATGGATGAATCAGCTAAGCCAGACTATATCGATCTCGACAAAGATGGCAACAAAACAGAACCATTGAAAAAAGCTGCTAAAGAAAAAAAAGCTAAACCGTTTAGTAGCGACGACTATGATGAATACGGTGTACGTCACTCTTCATCTTTTAATCAACCACCTAAGAAAGTCGATGAAGTAGCACCCCCAGGTGCTAAAGCAGAACGCATGGTTAAACATATCAAGAAAGGTTATGCTAAAGACGGAAAACTAACTAAGAAAGAAAAAGGTATCGCTTATGCTACTGCTTGGAAAGCGCATAACAAAGGCCAAGTAGAAGAAGGTAAAGCAGCTGACAAAGTAACACATGATTTACAGAAGATAGCTGATAAAAAAGGTTACAAATCTAAGAAAGATTTTACATCAGCAGATTGGGATAACGTAGCTAAACCACATGGTTACACAGGCAAAGAAGTTGCCGCGATAAGAGGACACAAAATTGCAGAAAGCCGTAATCACGAAAGCAGTGAATACACTTATGAAACAGTTGGTCGCATCCTATGTGATGAACAACCACACCTGGATTGCAATTCAGAAGCATTCGTAAAAGCAGTTTATGATGAATTGATTGAAATGAAAATGACACCAAAAGCTGCTCGTTGGTTAGTTCATTATGATGAAGATTTTATCAGTGACTGTGCTTCATCATACAGCCATTTCTGTGCTAGCAAGGAAAAAGAAGCTATGGAATGTGGCGCACCAATGAACAGTTTCGTCAGTGAAGAACCTGTGTTAGATGCAGTGCAAGAACTAGATGAGATTGCTCGCCTAGCTGGGTTAACACGTGAAAACTATAATCCAATGGTACCGGGTGATTCAGCAAGTCCATTGACCTATGCAGGTTGTCCAAAATGCAATGCTGACCCTTGTTGCTGTGAAGATGAAAAAGCTATGGATGAGGGTATGGGTTGCACAGAAGATGAATTGAATGAAGCTGCAACACGCAAAGATTTCCGTATGGTAGCTGATCTATTACAATCAATCCCAGATATAGCTAAAAGAACAGAGCTAGCTATGTATCATGCAGATATATTCAAAGAACAAAATCCAAGATTTAAAAAGGAAATGTTCTTAGCAGCCGCTGGTGTTGATACTACTCCGATTGAAGATACTATGGATGAAGATGCATTAGGTGCTGCAATGGGCGGAGTAGCAGGTGCACTTGTAGGTAAAAGTCCACAAGCCGCGGCTACCGGTGCTAAATTAGGTAGTGCAGCCCGTGATGCGTTTAATAGCGCGACTGGCTTAGAAGAAGAAGAAATAGGTGAAGGTAACGAATTCTCAGGCGCCTTAGCTAAAGCTCGCGCTGAAGGGAAAAAGGAGTTTGAAGTGGACGGTAAAAAATACACAGTAAAAGAAGATATCAACATTAACGTATCAGCTAACGGTGAAGAAGATGTGGTTAATCTAATCCGTAAGTTAAGTGGTATGCCAATGGTTGCTATCCAAGCACAACCAGCCGTGGCTGAAGAAATCGTCGCAGAAGAAGGCCCTAAAGAACGTGATATCGAGTATACAAACTCGCCACGCGAAGAAGTAGCAGGAACAGATGCGGCTATTCCGGCAGGTGGTGATCTAAATCGTGCTAAGAAACAATACAAGAAAGAATATCCTGGTGACAATCCAATGGCAGTTGCAGAAGCCAAAGAAGAACAACTATGGCGTGCATACGAAACTATGATCAACGATCTAAAGGCCTAACATGAAAGAACTACGCGAATTTATTGAGTTGATGGATGCCATACAAGAAGGCAAACCTATCAATGAAGATGCTGTAGATGCTGTGCATCTTAGCGATATGTTAGATCAACTTGAAGAACATCTCAATCAAGCTGTTGGTATTGCTAACGATCTAGCACGTTTTGGTCGTGATCTTCCAGGTCCTTTCGCAGGTCAGATCCGTAGTTATCTAACACCACACCTAGAAAGTTTTATTGATGATCGCCGCCAACCAGGTAGTATTCCTAGTCTACGCAGCATGTTAAGTGACAGTCAAGAAGACGACGATGACGAAGAAATTGGTATATGAAGATTAATGAGATTATCACAGAAGTATTAGAAAGAGGCAAGTTTCGTAAGTCAACTCGCCAATCTCTATCAAACGTAGATAGTTATCCATATTTAGATAATAATTCACATCCTTATGTAGCCTATAGATTTGGTATGGCGTTGGCTAGAAGTCCTATCGATGTAGTTGATCCCCTAGGCCCAATAGGTAGTGAATTTACAACGGTTGGATATAGTGATGCTGATCAAGAAATCATCGATCATGCACGTAAAGAATTTGGATTAAAGATAAGAAAACACAGCGAAAAAGGCAGTGAAGAATTAGAAAAAATTAATAAAGTCAGCCCAGTTGCTAAACCTAAACGTAACAAATACGGTGTATAAATGGATAGTATCGAAGAAATAAAACAATTAGCTGGTATTACACAAAATATAGGACGCCTACAGGAATACAAAGGTCAAGGCACAGTCAGCACAGAAGGCAGTAACATGAGTATTACAGCCAACGAAAAAATACAATATCAAAACAATAATAATATCCAACCTGGAACCTCAGAATGGTTCCAATTGTGGTTCTCAAAACCATATCTAACAGGCGAAAAACCCTGGTAATTGTAGTACCCAAACACTTCCAACATAAGTAATAATATGGCGACAGCAAAAGGTACAGATTCAGTTCTCGTAAAGAAACCTCATACCCGCGAGAGTTTCACCGAAGAACAATTAAGAGAATTCGCAAAGTGCGCAGACCCTATCACAGGACCTGAATACTTTATGAGTAACTACTTCTACATACAACATCCTACTCGTGGACGTATGCTGTATGAACCATTTGATTATCAGAAACGCTTGATACACACATATCATAATTATCGCTTCAGCATTTCACTAATGCCTCGGCAAACAGGTAAGTCTACTAGTGCCGCTGGTTACTTGTTATGGTACGCTATGTTTGTTGCCGACAGCACCATCCTAATTGCCGCACACAAATACACGGGCTCACAAGAAATCATGCAACGTATCCGTTACGCTTATGAAAGCGTGCCGGACTTTATACGTGCTGGTGCTGTGAGTTATAACAAAGGTAGCATTGACTTTGACAACGGTAGTAGGATTATATCAGCTACAACCACTGAAAACACTGGTCGAGGTATGTCAATATCTCTATTATACGCAGATGAGTTTGCGTTCGTCCGTCCCACTATCGGTCGTGAGTTTTGGACTTCTATTAGCCCAACCTTAGCCACTGGTGGTAAGTGTATTATTACTTCAACCCCTAACAGCGACGAAGATCAGTTTGCTACTCTATGGAAAGGCGCTAACAAGTGTTTTGATGAGTTTGGTAATCCTACGGAAATCGGCATTAACGGGTTTAAAGCGTTCCGCTCTTATTGGAATGAACATCCAGATCGCGATGAAGCATGGGCAGTACAGCAAAGAGCACAGCTAGGTGATGAACGTTTCCGCCGTGAGATGGACTGTGAATTCATCATCTGGGACGAAACCTTGATAAATCCTGGTCATCTAATAGAATTAGAAGGTATAGATCCTATGGAACGACAAGGACAGGTGCGTTGGTACAAACGTCCAGAGGCACAGTGTACCTATGTTGTAGCCTTAGATCCTAGCCTAGGTACTGGCGGTGATCCTGCAGGTATTCAGATATTTGAATTGCCTACATTTAGGCAAATAGGAGAGTGGCAACACAATCGCACACCTATCCAACAGCAAGTGGGTATTCTAACAGAAATCATCCGTTACTTAAATGAAACTGTGTCACAGACTAACATTTACTATAGCGTTGAAAATAACACTGTGGGTGAAGCAGCCTTGATCAGCATCAGCGAAATTGGCGAAGAAAATATCAAAGGTATTTTTCTAAGTGAGCCCAAACGTGTGGGCAGTGGTCGTAGATATCGTAGGGGGTTTAATACCACAAACTCAACTAAAATTTCAGCTTGCGCCAAACTTAAAAATCTAATTGAAAGCAAACGCATGACCATTGTTAGTAAGCCTCTTATATCAGAGTTGAAAACGTTTGTAGCACACGGGTCCAGCTTTGCGGCAAAACCAGGTGAAACTGATGACCTAGTTATGGCCTTAGTTTTAGTGGTGCGTATGGCCATGCTGTTACAGAGTTTTGACAGCCAAATTGATTACACTATGAAGAACAGCCTCGAAGACATAATTGAGCCTATGCCTTTCTTCATGCTCTAAGATAAATAATGTTATGAGAGAAATTAATAAAATTGCAGAAGGTCTATTTGAAAAAATCCGTGATCGATTTGAAGATGTAAGTTTAGGCGAAGAAAACGCAAACTCTACACAAAATCCAGAAGACGCACGTTTTTTTAATTTTGATTACGTAATAGACGGAAACAACTACGGCAATATTACTATCAGTATTATTGATGAAACTAGTCTTAAAGTGTACTTTAGTAAAAATATCAGTAGCGAGTTAGAAGGAGAAAATCGAAAGCAATGGTATGGTTTTCTTAAAGAACTACGTGAATTTGCTAAACGTAACCTACTTAGTTTTGAGCCGCGCGATATTACTCGTGCCACGCTCAAACATCGAGATATACAGCAAGTCAGTAAAGCAGACACAACTTATGATAAAAATGAAGTAATAGGCGAAAGCCAACTTTACGGAACTAGACGATCAAGTTACGAAAATGATGGTCCTGTACGAATTATTATCCGACACAGTGATCAAATTGATCCAGAACGTAAAGGTGCACGTGCTCGTAAAATCCGTGCTATTTACTTAGAAAATTCCGATGGTGAGCGCCTTAAACTACCACATAACAGTCTACGGTATGCTCGGGCTATGGCACGTCACTGTGCAGAAGGTGGCAGTATTAACGATGAGTTTGGTAACCACATAACAGAAATCGCAGAAGAATGCGGCAAACTAAAACCATTTAAAGCTGCAATGATTCGCCGTGTGTTTGAAGATGAAGAAACACATCGTATGGTAGAAGCAGCCTTCGAATATCATAGTTTGCTAAAAGATACACTGAATAAAATGAGTGGACGCAAAGGTTACAGTCAATGTAAAGAACAATTTGTGCATACTAGCACCAGTTACATTCCGGAAGAAGATTTTGATGCAGACAGTCTTAAAGAAAGATTTGTAAAACGCACTTACAATGAACGCATGGACGATGCACTACCAATAGTATACAAGGCTTATAATATGAAAAAAACTAATAAAATGGCTGAAGCATTTGAAAGCTGGGCAAATCGATTAGCAGAAGGTACATGGGCACTTCCAGATAGTGAAGATGAAGTCAATGAATTGATTGAATTGTTTGGTAATCCATTACCAGTGGGAGTCGATGCACAAAACGCTACTAACGCACTGTACAATCTCATAGGTGACGATAAATTGTTTGATCGCCTAGGAGAATTAGCTGAACAAGATCCAGAAGCAGATGCACGTGATGTGATCGCATATTGGTTACAAGATAATTTACCAAACATCTATCAACAGATTGCTAACGAAATTGGTGATCCTGATGTTCCGGCAGAACCAGCGGAAGTAGGAGATGAAGATTTACAAGTAGATGAAGGTAACACATACGGTGCAGGTAATGGCGGTATGGACGGCGTAGTATATGAAGATGAAACAGATCAAGATGACCTATTAGCAAATATTGAAACAATACAATCAGCAATTATCCGTAGAATCTTAAACAATATTAATGATCATAGCGAGTTACTTAAGAAAGCAGGCCCGGAAGGTATTATGAATGCTGCAAGTGATGTAGCATCATTCCACGCACCAATGGAAGAAATAGGCTCAAGCGATATTAGTATCATGGTCCGCGAAGTATACAATGAAGCAGGTGTAGAATATCCAGAAATGCATGAAGCCAAAGACAAAGTAACATACGACCCAAAAACAGGCAAATTAACAGGTTGGGAACACGAAGGTGATTGGAAAAAACGAACTAAGAAGAAAGATCCTGTTGGTAAGATCCATCATATGAGCGATGTTGCCCGCAGACAAACAGAAAAGATGGCAGATAAGACATTAGAAGAAGCATTTGAAAAATTAGTAAATGAAGCGGCAATTAATGTAGGTGATATGATTAAAGATAAAACTCAACCAGAAATCCAAGGCAAAGTAGTAGGTGACATGGAAGAAAATTATACTATACAAGTTGATGACGATATATATCATATTAAAAAATTAAATGCAGAAAAGGTAGCCAAAGAAGCGATAGAAATGCCAGATAATCCTGATTATAGCAAATATGATGAACCCACATTCAAAAGACAGCAACCAAAAATTGATAAGAAACTACCTGGATGGGCGGGATACGATTTAGATAAACCTGCTTTCCAACGAAAAGCACAATACGAAAAAGAAAGAGAACAACTTAAAAAATTAGCAGGCTTAAAATAAGATCCCCCAGACTGGGATGAAAGGCACTTTTATAGTGCCTTTTTTTTAATAAAAATTTATCGATATGTATCAAATAACAGAAAATCAAATTGAGTTTGATATGTGCGTAGGCATATCTAAATACTACATTTGGCAATTACACCCAACAATAATACAAGATATAATAAACAAATTTTATACTAATCAAACCATTGTGTTTAATTTTAGAGATGGTGAGAATTTATATTTGTCGGGTGCCTTAGAGGTAATAAAATTAACTCAGCAGTTTTTTAAAATTCCAAAAGAAAAATTAATAATATTAAGTCATGATACAATTGATATCCCGTATGCAACATGTAAAAAACATCATAAGATGTTTTTGTCCACAGGATCAAAATTTATACAACCTATAAACAACAAAGAATTTGACAAAAAATTTTTGTGCTTGCTGGGCAGAATAGACATATTCAGATTAAAAATGGCCATGTATTTACATGCACAGCATAAAGACAGTACGTTACTAAGTTTTCGTCCAAAATATAGTCATGCCCACTGGTATTTTTCTCATGTTTCTAATTTATATTTTGATGAATTAGAGTGGATTAAAAATCATTCTCCTATACTTGTAGATGAATTAACAGCAATAAACGATGCAGGATCATGTAATTGGGTAGAATCAGTAAACACTGTAGGAAAATACGCTAGTAGATATTTTTTAGAGATAGTTATAGAAACAGACATATATAATCCAGAATGGATAACAGAAAAAACAGTTAGATCTCTTGCATTGGGTAAACCTTTTATATTATTTTCAGGTACAGGTGCTTTAGCATACTTACAAAATTTAGAATTTAAAACATTTTCTCCTTGGATTAACGAACAGTATGACCAAATAGTAAATCCGTTTGAACGCTTTAATGCTATACAGCAAGAGATTGATAGGTTAGCGGCAATGTCGAATGATGAATTAAAAAATATAGCTGACTGTTTACAATCTACAGTAGAACATAACCAACATATCCTTAGATCAAAAAATTGGCAAAAAATTCCCTTGTAAGATAAATAATAGTAGCGTATTATGTTATTATGCATATACGTTATAGGCATATTAAAGACCATCTTAAACAAGGAGAAATACATTATGGCAACATCATTAGCAGAAATCCGTGCAAAATTACAAGCACAAGAAACACGCAGTTCAGGTAACAATTCACAAACAGGTGGCGACAACGCTATCTACGCACACTGGAATATCCAAGAAGGCACAAACGCTCGCATTAGATTCCTTCCAGACGCAGATCCAAAAAACACATTCTTCTGGGTAGAACGTTTAATGATTAACTTACCATTTGCTGGTGTTAAAGGTCAAGCAGATAGTAAACCAGTCACAGTTCAAGTACCATGCGTTGAAATGTATGGTGAAGCATGTCCAGTACTTGCAGAAGTACGCACATGGTTTAAAGATTCATCATTGGAAGAAATGGGTCGTAAGTATTGGAAAAAGAAATCATACTTATTCCAAGGTTTCGTGCGTGAGAACCCTTTAACTGATGACAAGACACCAGAAAACCCAATTCGCAGATTTATTATCAGTCCGCAAATTTTTAACTTAGTTAAATCAGCCTTGCTTGATCCTGAGTTAGAAAACCTTCCAACAGACTATCAAGGTGGTTTAGACTTTACAGTTACTAAAACATCAAAAGGTGGTTATGCTGATTACTCAACAAGTAAATGGTCACGCAAAGAATCTGCACTAACAGCAGAAGAAGCTGCGGCTATTGAAACTCATGGCTTGTATAATCTTAGCGATTTCCTTCCTAAGAAACCAAGTGATGTTGAACTTAAAGTGATCAAAGAAATGTTTGAAGCATCGGTAGATGGTCAAGCATATGACGCAGATCGTTGGGGTAACTACTACAAACCAAGAGGTGTTAATGTGGTTGTAGCTAATGCTCCGGCAGCGGCGCCAGCAAGTGCTCCTACAGCAACCGTAGATGGTCATGGTGATGTTCATGACGTTGAAGATACTCCGGCAGTTGCAGAAGTAGCACCGGCGGCTCCTACAGCACCAGTAGCAACACCTCCAGCAGGTGGTACAGCACGTGCTGAAGACATCTTAGCGATGATCCGCAATCGCCAAAAAACATCCTAAGTAGTAAACTAGATGTTAAGTAGGTTAGATGATATAATCTTTCCTAACCGATGTGAAGTTATAGAAATAGAAGCTTCACATCGGTACATCTACCCCATCTTTAAAAATGGTAGTAGTAGTTTTTACGAGTATGCTCATCGGAATAACTGCAAGATATTATTAAATAATCAAATCACACGTATACCGATAGTAGATATTGTTCTGCGTGATCCTATGCAGAGATTTCTATCTGGAATTAATACCTATGTCTATAATACCAAACGTGATAACCCACAATTGGACGTAGATACTATTATATACTTTGCCGAAAAATATTTGTTTTTAAATAGACACTATGCTCCTCAACTAAGTTGGATTGTTAATTTATCCAAATATATAAACAAGAATACCAGCTTATGCTTACATGATATGACTGTGATAAGTAAGTTTATTAATATATCAATTAAACCGGAAGAAACAAACATGCTGTCGGCTGAAGTATTAGACCGACTAAAGAATAATTTACATAATGAAATGTATCAACGCTTAGACTATTATCTATTAGAAATGATAGGTCAGGAAGTTACATTCAGTGAGATATTAGCCTACTTACACGCTCAAGACCCAATAGCATATTCAAAATTAAAATGCACTGCCCTAGACTAGAACATTTCGTTAGATTAAACTCAGATGGCACCGTCGGCCGTTGTGGCCATATGGCAAACGCACCAAGGTTTAATTCACTTGAAGAAATGGATAGAAGTATTTGGTTACACGACATTAAATTATCTATGCACAGAGACATCTGGCCTGAGGAATGTATCAGATGTAAAGAGACTGAAGCAATTAATCAAACCAGTATTAGATTGAATGCCATCGAATTTGACAAAATTCAAAAAAAATCAGATTATCTGTCGGTGGGCGGGGTACTTGATAATATATGTAACAGCGCATGTCTGACCTGTAACGAAAATTTAAGCACACTAATTGGCGGATTAAAAAGTAAAACATATACGATTGTGGACAATTCTAGTAAATTTTGGGAGTTACCTTTGGATAGGGTAGTACACCTAGACATCAACGGTGGAGAACCTAGCTATAGTAAAAACTATAAACATATACTGGCAAACTTGCCTAAGAATATAAAAAGTATTAGACTTAATACAAACTGTAGCACAGTCTTAGAAGAACTGTGGCCGCTGTGTGAACGCGGTGTACAGATTACTGTAACAGTTAGCCTTGATGGTATCGGACCCGTGCATGACCTAGTGCGTTGGCCTATCAAATGGGACAAGTTTTATGCTAATCTACAGCGATACATGGAAATGCCTATAAAATTAAACACTTGGACCACGGTTAGTGTGCTGAATGTAAATGACTTACCTAACATACTAGAGTTTGTTAAACTACATAATTTAGATCACAGCTATGCGTATCTTAAAGAACCATCAGAACTGGCGGTCGAAAATAAAGATACTCCGGAGTCTCTAGCATACATACAAGAACAAACGCGATTAAGAGGTATAGAATGAAAGCCTATGTAGAAATAGAGTGCGAAGATTTAGATATTATCCAATCTAAAATTTACAATTTTTTATTAAATGACACAGATTTAATATCATCCAAGGCAAAAAATTGGCAATTTTTAGATACTGAGAAATTAATAACAAGTATACCTGAACTGGTTAAATTTTTTCTTAAAAATAAATTATATGTTCAAAATGCCTCAGTGACACTGCTTTATGAAGATTTACCATTACATGTAGATACACTACCAATGATAGCTAAAATTAATATTCCTATTAAAAATACCCAAGGCTGGGTAAATAGGTGGTATGAATATAATGAGGATATAGCTAAATTATCTAGAACAAAAAATCAATTTGATAATGAACAAGAAGATGTTAGTGAGCTAGATGAATCTAAATTAAAACTAAAATCAGAAATATATGATTTAACTAAACCTATAGTTTTCCATTCAAGAATACCACACAGTGTTATAAAATTAACAGCAACAGAACTACCAAGAATAGTAGCAAGTTTTACTTTTGTAAACCAACCATTGGACTTGTTACAATGAAAATAGCGATCACCGGACACAGCGCAGGTATTGGACAAGCACTTGCTAGTATATACGAAGAAAATGGTCACGAAGTGATTGGACTTAGCCGACGCAACGGATACAATATACGCAGTCTACCTAAAGTAGCCGGTATGATAGAACCTTGCGATATGTTCGTTAATAATGCACAAGTTGGCTTCGCACAAACAGAATTATTATTTGAAGTATGGCGCCGTTGGCGAGGACAACAGAAATATATTGTAAATGTTGGTACACAGATGACTGATATGTTACTTCCACCTAAAGAGGAATGGGATGAATATATCATACAGAAAAAAGCCTTGGACTTAGCAACACAGTTGTTAGAACATCGTAGTGAGTGGCCAAGATTATTATTAGTTAGACCGGGTAGTATTGCAACACAACCAGGACAAACACTGCCAGACTACATGGATGTCGACGAATATGCTCAAGGAGTAATAGAGTGGATAGCAAAGAATATTTAATTAGTCAAAATTAGAATTTTTACTTGAAAAAGTTTGAACAAAATGTTACAATGCATAAAGATATCTATAAAAATAATGAAACAATATTTACAGAATTACGTAATTTAACAGAGGACAAATAATTATGGCAAAACCATTCGATATATCAAAATTTAGAAAGTCAATTACAAAGTCTATAGATGGCTTAGGTATTGGCTTTAACGATCCAACAGATTGGATCTCAACAGGCAACTACACATTAAACTATCTACTCAGCGGGGATTTTAACAAAGGTATTCCGATGGGTAAAGTAACTGTGTTTGCAGGTGAATCAGGGGCAGGTAAAAGTTTTATCTGTTCAGGTAATATTGTACGTCATGCACAAGAACAAGGCATCTATGTAATCTTAATTGATACAGAAAACGCACTCGACGAAGCATGGTTACACGCACTTGGTGTGGACACTAGCGAAGAAAAACTACTTAAACTTAACATGGCTATGATTGATGACGTGGCTAAAGTTATCAGTGACTTTGTTAAAGAATACAAAACATTACCTGCAGAAGAACGTCCAAAAGTATTATTTGTACTTGACTCACTAGGCATGATGTTAACTCCAACAGACGTTAATCAGTTTGAAGCAGGTGAAATGAAAGGTGATATGGGTCGTAAACCTAAAGCACTTACAGCACTTGTACGTAACTGTGTAAACATGTTTGGTACACTAAACTTAGGCTTAGTGGCAACTAACCACACTTACGCAAGCCAAGATATGTTTGACCCAGATGATAAAATTTCAGGTGGTCAAGGCTTTATTTACGCATCAAGTATCGTTGTAGCTATGCGCAAACTTAAACTTAAAACAGACGCTGACGGTAATAAGACTACAACAGTTAACGGTATCCGTGCTGCTTGTAAGATTATGAAAACTCGTTATGCTAAACCTTTTGAATCAGTGCAGGTAGAGATTCCATATGAAACTGGTATGAGTCCATATTCAGGTATGGTAGACATGTTAGAAGCCAAGAGCTTGCTGTCAAAAGAAGGCAACAGTTTAGTCTACAAGTTCACCGACGGCACCACTATTAAACAATTCCGTAAAGCATGGGAACGCAACGAAGATAATAGTTTAGACAAAGTTATGAAAGAACTTAGTTCTAATGCTAAATTATTAAATGTAGAATCATCAGTCATTGAAGGCAGTAACGAAGTTGAAGTAATCAAAGAGGTTAAAGTTTCTATCAAGGAGACAGCAGAATGAGTATTGAATTAGATGCATTAGGCGAAGTTTGGCTTACTTGTAAAGAGTATATTGCTCCTAAAGACCGCCAGGCAGCCGCAGATCACGTATTATCAATCGTAGCAGATCATAACATAGTCGAACGTGATCTCAAGGCATTTGCTGGTACAGACAGCTATCTTAAACGGGCCTTAACAGAATATCTAGGTGAAGACGAAGTTGAAGAAGCTGACTATGATGACGAGGATGAAGATTATTAATGTGGTATAGCCGCGTAGTAGCAAGTTTAGGTAGTATTCCTGATTTCATACAACATTATGAACGGGAATTAGATGAAGCACGAAAGGAAGTGGGAGTCTATGGTAACATAGAAAAGAATCTTGCTGGCCTGCCCGGAATTACAGAACGACGTTTCAATCAGCTACAAGAGATCGAAGCAGTTCTTAATTACCTCAACATTCAGTTAAGAAAAATACGCAAGAAACACTTCCAGAAGTATCTAGAAGGATACGCTCGTGCTTTAACATCTAGAGACGCAGAAAAATATGTTGATGGTGAAGACGAAGTTATTGACTTTGAAACGATCATCAATGAAGTAGCATTATTGCGCAACAAATGGTTGGGTATTATGAAAGGTCTTGAAAGCAAGAACTTCATGCTAGGACACGTTACACGCTTAAGAACAGCTGGTATGGAGGACGCATCGATTGGCTAGAGATAGTTTAAGTATTTTAGAACTCATACAACAGTACGATAACTTTTTAGAAAGTCTAAAATTTATCGCAGATATGGGATGTGGAGCAGGCAAAGATACCGAATGGTGGGCAAATTTACTTAATAATGACGATCCACCAAAACCTTACAATTTTTCTGTTTATGCAGTAGATACTGATGCCAATAAACTTGCACAAATACCCGCAAAGAATAACATTTATAAATTCCACGATCGTTACGACAAAGAAAATTTGTTTCCGGTGCCGGTAGATTTTATATGGTCACACGATAGTCTACAATATAGTACTGATCCATTGAATACTTTGCGTATGTGGAATAGTTATATGAACACTAATGGTATGCTGGCTATAGTCGTGCCTCAGCACACAGGTATAGAATACTACAGACAATTTAGCAAGGCCTACAACGGGTGCGTTTATCACTATACACCTTTGATGTTGATTTACATGTTGGCAGTAAATGGATTTGACTGTCGCGATGCCTATCTTTTAAAACAATTTAATGACCCATGGATCCAAATTGCAGTTTATAAAAGCAATATAGCCCCGATGGATCCTAATACTACATCTTGGTTTGATTTAGCAGACTGCGGGTTATTACATCCTAGTATTGTGGATAGTTTAAATTCTAATGGATATATTAAACAAGAAGAAATTTGTATGCCTTGGCTTGATAAAGAGCTTTATTTTATTGATTACATGAGTCAACGCATGGAAACACCACCAGCTACTGAAGAAACAGGAGCCATCCAGGGACAGTCAGTTGAGTCTAATCAACATATAATTAAACAGGCTGTGGAGACCAAAGTAGGCACTCAGTTGCTGAAATCAAAGGTTATTAAAAGCAAGCCGCCGACTAGAAAGAGTTATAAAAACAAATGATTAATCGTGTAGTATTAGTCACTGGTGGGTTCGATCCTTTACATTCAGGACACATAGATTATTTCCGTGCGGCCAAGAGATTGGGTGACGTCCTAGTAGTTGGAGTAAACAGCGACAGTTGGCTACGCCGTAAAAAAGGTCGAGAGTTCATGCCCAGCTACGAACGTATACAGATCATTGAAAATCTTCGTATGGTAGATCACTGTATCTTGTTTAACGATACAGAAGATCATGCTATAGAAGCCATCCGCAATGTCAAAACCATGTACCCTAACAGTGAAATCATCTTCGCCAATGGCGGGGATCGCACAGCTGATAATATCCCAGAGATGAGTGAGACAGACGTCAAATTTGAATTTGGTGTAGGTGGCGAAACGAAAAAGAATAGCAGTAGTTGGATCCTTGATGAATGGAAAGCACCTAAGACAGATCGCCCTTGGGGATATTATCGTGTATTACACGAAGTAATTGGAACCAAAGTTAAAGAACTCACGATTAATCCAGGGCACAGCCTAACCATGCAACGACATTATGATCGCGATGAACATTGGCATGTATCTGAAGGCCGTTGTCATGTTGATTTTGAAGACGCAACAACTGAAAGCCACGTTAAACTTAAACAGCATGATCAGTTCACGATCAAAGCAGAATGCTGGCATCGTCTACACAACCCCTATGATACCCCTTGTAAAATAGTTGAAATCCAATACGGGATTGCCTGCGAAGAAGATGATATAGAACGCAGATAAATACTGTATCATGATGAAAAACTTACTTACAATAATTAAAGAAAATGAAGAATTAGCCGCTAATCCGCAAACTGGGCAAGTAGATCAGTTAATTAAAGATATTAAAGCCGGTGAAATTGCACCCACGGTTGTGCAGGCAGTTAGTAACTATGTAAGTAAAAAAATAGCCCAAAAACAACAGCAGTCAGCAGAACCACAAAAACAACCAGTAGCCCAACAACCCGCAGAGATAAATCCTGTAACAGAACCAGAAGTAACTCCTGATGATCAAGAAGAAAAAGATCTAGCTGAAGCAGTAGCGATGGCCATGCCAGCAGGTATTACTCTTAAACCAGATGAACTACGTAAATTTCTATTAAAAGGTGGCTTTAAAAGCGATGAAGTTAACGATATTGTTACCTTTGCATATAGACAGACTATCGAATTGGCCTGTAAAGAAATCGCCTCGGTGAAGCTGTATAAAGCAGAAGCGGCTGATATGCTAGCACAGCTATTCTTTAAAATTCCTGGCACATTAAGTCAGCGTAATCATATAGCTAAAGTATTAACAACCACTGGTGTACTAGATCTTAAGAAATTAACTAAACCTGGGATCGGAACATTAGATGATTTATTACTGCCAGAATATAGATCAAATCCTATAGTGGTGAACTTAAAATTAAAACTTAAATCACGCAGTGATTTCCCTACACAGGTAAGTGCTGCAAACAAAGGCGCAGGCGAAGATCTAATTACTATCTTAGGTAATCCTGTTAATAAATTAAGTCCAGGCGATTTAAATATTGCTGGTAAAGAAATTGAAATCAAAGGTATGGGTGCTAGATTAAAAGGCTTTGGCGGTACTAGTGTTTATGGTGATGCCGCACGTATCTATAAAGAGTGGGCGGGACTAATGATACAAGCCTTGGGACCTGCAGGATTAGAAGTATTAGAAGGATCGGGTGCTAGCCTTAAAACTTATCTACATTTCAGTTTAAAGAATTTAAATGCCTTAAATGATGCTGTACAAGTTAGTAAAGTACCACAACGCGGCAAGTATATTCGCATGGCATTTGAATTACTATTAGAAACACTGTACGTACAAAGCGATAGCAAGATGAGAGAAATTGTCTTACGTAGCTTTAATACAAAAACAGGTATGTTTAACGTTGAAGAATTAAGAAAGAATTGGTTTTTATTCAGTTATGAATATTATAAACTAACTACAGCTGATAAGAAAACAGGACAACAGATGCACGCTATCATGTTCTTAAATCAAGGTGATGAAACGTATCAAATTGTCACAGATAGACAGCAGTTAGAAACTAATCTCGACAGTTATCAACTTGGTACAGACTTATTTAATTGGACCAATCCCACAGGACAAGCACCAAAAGTAACATTAGGTAAAGAAGTTAGGGTACAACGTAAAAGAGCATCAAGAGACACACCATCAGCTGAAAGAAAAAAACGTTGACCTTAACGTAATAATCTGTTATACTTAAATGTAAATTCAATCACTAATGGAGTATTCAATGTCTATCAAAGCTGTTAATACCGTAGAACGATATAATATCGATAATTGCATCAAACCATTCGATGGCAATAGGTTCCAAATGATCTTAGCGGGAGCATTACGTGCCCGTGAAATTGCTAGCAAACGCACTATCGCAGATAAAAATGGTGATCGCACCAAACACGCAAATAAACCCACAGTTGAAGCTCTTTGTGAAATTGACCAAGGTAAATTTGGTGCAGAATACTTAAACAAACTTAAATAAGGAATTATAATGGCAAAAACTAACTCAAGTTTCAATCTTTCAAAAACCACTAAAAAATTAGCAGGTGGAATTCAAGATCCACACACACGTAGAAAATTTTTAGATCTGATGATTGAAGCAGAAGCCGCCCAAGCTGCCGGTAAAAATCGTAAATTTAGTGATCCAGCAACCAGTCAACGCCCTAGTAGAGAGACAGCAACTTAATGGAAAAAAAATTATGGGATAGCATCGAACGATCGATGCTTAAAAGTCTGCCAAATGCAGCTAGAGGCTATGAACAACGGATCAGTATTCCAGAATTTACATTCTTAGGCGGTGCTAATCAACCAGATTTTGGTGATGTAACTATTTGGTTTTATGGTAAAGAAAAAACCATAGAATTAAAAAGCCTCAAGCAATACATCTTCCAATATCGAGATACTAGATTGAGTTATGAGCGAGCACTAGATGTTATGTATAAAGATCTCATGGCAGTATATGAACCCGATCGTATACGTATAGAAATTGAATATCGTCCACGCGGCGGTATAAGTAGTAGAATGACCGTAGATAGTGATTGGGGACACCTAGGTGGCACTGATCAATTATGGCAACATCATAAGGACTAACATGGATTACAAAATTAAAGATATTAGCCTAGCGGCCTGGGGACATAAAGAGATCGCTATCGCTGAAACAGAAATGCCGGGTCTTATTTCGGTAAGAGAAGAGTATAGAGATCAACAACCACTTCGAGGTGCTCGTATAGCTGGTAGTCTACACATGACTATCCAAACAGCGGTTCTAGTAGAAACACTAGTGGCGTTAGGTGCTGAAGTTAGATGGAGTTCATGTAATATATTTTCAACTCAGGATCACGCCGCTGCCGCACTTGCTGATCAAGGCATACCTGTATTTGCTTGGAAAGGTGAAACAGAAGAAGAATACTGGTGGTGTATTGAACAGACAGTCAGTGGTCCCAACGATTGGCAGCCAAATATGTTGCTAGATGACGGACATGATCTAACTTGGTGGGTACACAACAAACACCCAGATCTATTAGAAGGTATCCGTGGAGTAACAGAAGAAACCACCACTGGTATCCACAAGATCAATGAGGCGATAAAAGACGGTAAATTCAAGCTACGTGCTATTAACGTTAATGATAGTGTAACAAAAGCTAAATTTGATAACTTGTATGGTTGCCGTGAAAGCCTAGTAGATGGCATCAAACGTGCCACTGATGTGATGATCGCAGGTAAAATCGCTGTGGTAGCAGGCTTTGGTGATGTAGGTAAAGGATCAGCCGCGGCATTGCGAGCACTGTCAGCACAGGTATGGGTAACTGAGATCGATCCGATCTGCGCCTTACAAGCCGCAATGGAAGGCTACAAGGTAGTTACTATGGACTATGCCGCAGACAAAGCAGATATCTTTGTAACAGCCACAGGTAATATCGATGTTATCACTCGTGCGCACATGTTGAAGATGAAACACAACAGCATCGTCTGTAACATTGGACACTTTGACAGTGAGATCGACATTGCTGGTATACAGGATCTGGCATGGGATGAAATCAAACCGCAGGTAGATCACGTAACCTTACCTAACGGCAATAAGATTATTATCCTAGCCAAAGGTCGACTAGTCAATCTAGGTTGTGCTACAGGCCATCCTAGTTATGTGATGTCTAATAGTTTTACAAATCAAGTATTAGCACAGATTGAAATGTTCAATAACACTGAAAATTACAATATCGGGCACTTATATCTACTACCAAAACATTTGGATGAGAAGGTTGCCCAATTACATTTGGCTAAGATTGGTGCAGAACTAACAGCCTTGACCGCTGAACAAGCCACGTATATTGGCGTTGCGGCGGAGGGTCCATATAAACCTGATAGTTATCGTTATTAATAGATTATTAAGTAATATTATTACCTCTCGGCCACCTGGCTAAATAAAAACGTGGCTTTGATGCAACAAAATTTATTTTGTGGCATTTTTGCAACAATTTAAAAACAGAGGAATAAGTAATGAAAAAATCATTAATCGCAACAATGCTAGCAGGTTTGTTCGCAACATCAGCAAACGCTGGTATTGTTATCCCAGCAGGTGACTGGACACTAGACATCAACGGTAACGTTAACGCTTTTGCAAACTACACTAAAGCGCACGGTGACAATGCAATCACAGGTGGTCTAGCAGCTCGTCCAGACTCAAGAGGTGAGGACAAGGCTATGGGTATCAACACTGGCCTATTACCATCATGGTTAGGTTTCACAGGTAAGACTCGCCAAAATGATACTGATGTAGAATTCACTATCAGCTTCCAACCAAACGTAAGTGACAATTCGAGAGCAGGTGATGAACTAGCTCCACTTAATCGTCAAGCATACGTGAGTTTTGGTGATAAGTCATGGGGCTCTATCAAGTTAGGTAAAGACCTAGGTATTTTCGCTAGCGATGCTATCTTAAACGATATGACATTATTAGGCGTTGGTGCTGGTGCTGGTATCAGCGGTGCTACAACAACATTAGGTGGTATTGGTAGTGGTTACATCTATCCAGCATGGAAAGGTCAAATCGCATATACAACACCTAACTTCAACGGATTACAAGCAACTGTTGGTATTACTAATCCAAATCAAGCAAGTGCTAATCAACTTAACCAAGATCGTTTTGGTCTAGAAGGTAAAGTATCTTACACATTTGACACAAATGGTATCAATACTAAAGTTTGGACATCAGGTGCAAGTTACAAAGTAACACCCGCAACTGGTGCTGAATACAATGCTTGGGCGGCTGACGTTGGTGCTACAGCAACACTTGGTAAGTTTGGCCTAACTGGTTATTACTATCGAGGTGAAGGTGCTGGTACGACAACATTTGGTGCAAACGGTGTTGACGCATCGGGTCAAAGACGTGATTCAGATGGTTACTATGTCCAAGGTACATACGTATTGCCGATCAAGACAAAACTTGGTCTAGCATATGGTAAGTCAAATCTTGACAAAGCTAACAGCAGCGACAGTGCTAGCCTAGTTGACTACAACGAACGCTACACAGTTGGTGCATATCACCCACTTACTAAGCACTTAAACTTAGTAGCTGAGTATAATCGCGTTGAGTCACAGGCACACAGTGGCGCGACTAACAAGAGCGACACTATCTCAACAGGTGCTATCTTATTCTTCTAAGATTGATTTCTTAGTTCGATAAAGCCAAAAAAAGCCTCATTTCGGTGGGGCTTTTTCTTGACAAAATTTTGACTTCATGCTATAGTATTACAGTAACATTCTATAATTATGGAGTAAAAACATGTTTGATTCAATTGAAATTCGTAAGGTAACAAATGGATTCGTAGTGATCCTAAATCAAGAAGAAGAAACCAAAGAATATGTATTTGATACTAGCCGTAAAGCTATCAAGTTTATCAAAGAATATGTAGAAACTAAGGTTGCTCGTACAGTAGCAGACCGACAAGAAGCATAATTTTTCCGCCTATTTTAGCTAAAATAAATACGTTATAGCAGTAAATTCAACAAATATTGGAGAAATCAATGTCAAAAACCGTCTTAGTGACTGGCGGTGCGGGTTTTATCGCACACCACGTTATTGAAAAAATCCTAAGAGAAACCGATTGGAATGTGGTCAGCCTAGACCGTTTAGACTTTTCAGGTAATCTTAATCGCCTAAATGATATGGCACAGGATCTAGATCCTGAAGTACGTAAACGTGTCAAAGTAGTATTCCATGATCTGCGTGCAGAACTAAACCCAATGGTAGCCAGAGATATTGGTGATGTGAATTATGTCCTACACTTGGCCGCTGGTAGCCATGTTGATCGTTCAATTGAATTTCCAATGGAATTCGTATTTGACAACGTAGTTGGTACAGGTCATATCTTAGAGTTCGCTCGTAAGTTAAAAAATCTAGAACGTTTCATCTACTTCTCAACAGACGAAGTATTTGGTCCAGCACCATTGGGTGTTAACTACGGTGAGCGTGATCGCTATAATTCAAGCAATCCATACTCAGCTACTAAAGCTGGTGGTGAAGAACTAGCAGTGGCATTTGAAAATACCTATAAGATGCCAATCTACATCACTCATACCATGAACGTATTTGGTCAACGACAACACCCAGAGAAGTTTATTCCTATGTGTATTCGTAAGGTAAACGATGGCGACACTATCACTATCCACAGTGATGCGTCGAGAACTATTCCAGGTAGTCGTTACTATATCCATGCGGCAGACGTAGCAGATGCTATGTTGTTCTTGCTGGGATTAGATGATACTAAACTAGAACCAGACTACGGTGATGCTAAATGTCCTAAGTTTAATCTAGTAGGCAAGCAAGAAATCAATAATCTACAACTAGCACAGATTATCGCTGATGCGCAAGGAAAAGAATTGAAGTACGAAATGGTTGACTTCCATAGCTCACGCCCAGGACATGACCTACGTTATGCTCTAAGCGGTGACTACATGCGCAGTTTAGGTTGGGAACCTAAGGTAGAATTAACAGAACGTATCGGTCAAGTAGTACAATGGACGCTGGCAAATGAACGCTGGTTACGTTGCGAATAAAGGACACTTATGAAAAATATCGTATTATTAACATCAGCAGTTTATACTAACTATGGTATCTATAAACCAGCAGAACGTATCCAACAAACACTAGACACAGCTAAGAGTGCTAAGAAATATATTCCTGGCGCAGTAGTTATCCTAGTAGACAACAGCAAAGTTGACGTGCAGAATGATACTAGTGCAGAGTTTGAAGAACTTATTGACTTAGTTGACTATTACATCGATAACAGCGATGATGCTGATATCCAATATTTCCATAATAATGTTGCTAACTATGATATCGGTAAGAATGCCATGGAAGCCATGGGTCTTATGAAAGCATTGACTTATATCAATGGTGACGAAGATATGAAAAAAATCATTGCTGATGCTGATCGTATTTTCAAACTCAGTGGTCGTTATCAAGTGACAGACAAGTTTGATATCACTAAGTTCAGCAACGCTAATACCAAAGACAAATATGTGTTTAAGCGAGCACAACCTAGTTGGATCAATCCAGCAGACACTGGTGTAAACACACTATTACAAACACGTCTATGGTCATTTACTCCGGGCTTGTTGTTAGAGACCATGGATATCTATAAGAATATCATTGAAAACATGGTTAAGATGTTTAATGAAAACAAATACATCGACAATGAACATAGTATGTCAAAATTTATTCCTAAAGATCGATTAGTTGAGTTAGAAACAGTGGGTCTTGTTGGTAACATCGCGCCAAATGGAATGATGATCATTGACTGATGAAAAAGGTCCTGATACTAGGTGGTAATGGTTACATTGGCAGTAGACTGCGTCAAGTCTTGCGTGAACAGCACTTTGTAAAATCAAACGATATCTGTTGGCATGCCTACGACGAAACTAGTGATCGCAGAGATTATCATAAACTTACCCGTGAAGAACTAGCAGAGTTTGAAGTAATTATTGTCTTGGCTGGTCACAGCAGTGTACCAAGTTGCATTGGTGAACTACCGGGACCATGGTTAAACAATGTCACTAACTTCACCGACCTGTTAGATAAAACGACAGATCAGCTGATCATCTATGCTAGTAGTGCTAGTGTCTATGGTAACAGCAAGCCCGGTGAGCGACATAAGGAAATCAATACACACTTTACTCCTGTTAATAATTATGACGTAACCAAACATGCATTAGATCAACAGGCTATCATTGCTAACTTGCGTGGTAAACGTGTAATTGGTCTACGTTTTGGTACCGTTAATGGTTGGGCACCTAACCTACGTGTTGATGTCATGATTAACAGCATGTATCACAGTGTGCAGAGTGGTCGAGGTATACAGGTTATGAATCGCCAGATCAGTCGTGCTATGTTAGGCATAGAAGATCTATGTCGTGCTGTATTGCGATGCATAGAACAACCAGTATCTGGTATCTACAACTTGGCCAGTTTCAACAGTACAGTGGGAGAAATCGCCCAGGCAGTCAGTCAAAAGCTGGGGGTTGCTATAGTAGACAAGGGCACAACTGCCAATGCCTATGATTTTGCTATCGATACTACCTTATTTGAACAAACATTTGATTTTACATTTACAGAAACACCTGCTACTATAGTAGATAGTTTAATAGAAAGCTACGAACAGTCGACTCCACAGTGGAGAGACAAATACGTAATTTATAATTGGGAACGAGAAGACTTATATGGAAGACGCTAAACAACTTAAAGAATGCCTTTGCTGTGGTAGTGAGAGATTAAAACTAGTATTAGATCTTAAAGAACAGCCATTAGCTAACAGTTTTAAGAAAACATCAGAGGAAACAGAACCATATTTCCCATTACGTTTAAACATCTGCGAAGACTGCACACATCTACAATTAAGCCATGCGGTTAATCCGGATTTATTATTTAAGAACTATCTATATGTCAGTGGCACAAGCCAAACCCTACGTGACTACTTTGATTGGTTTGCTAAAGAAACACTTACCTACGCACCAGATGCTAAGACAGTGTTAGACATCGCCTGTAACGACGGTAGTCAATTAAACAGTTTCAAAGCACTAGGATTAAAAACCTATGGTGTTGATCCCGCAGAAAATTTACACAAACTAAGTAACGCCAATCACGAAGTAGTGTGTGATTACTTTACTGACAAATATACATATCATTATAAGAATAAAAACTTAGATATTATTACAGCACAGAATGTGTTCGCACACAATAGCTATCCATTAGAGTTTTTACAGCAATGTAAAGAAATCATGAGTGATACTAGTGTGTTATTCATACAGACCAGCCAAGCAGATATGATCAAGAACAATGAGTTTGATACTATCTATCATGAACATCTGAGTTTCTTCAATTCAAGTTCAATGTCTGCGCTAGCGACACGTGCCGGATTACATATCATCGACATACAAAAAACGCCCATCCATGGTAATAGTTATTTGTTCGTTATGTCTAAGAATCCAGGAGCGAGATCAAGCGTTCAACATCAATTAGATCAAGAACGAGAACAAGGTCTACAGGATATGAATACCTATTCGGCCTATGCTGATCGTTGCTATACTATCGTAGAAGATCTCAATGAGACTATCCAACATTATCGTGGTCTGGGATATGTCATTGCGGGCTATGGCGCCGCAGCCAAAGGCATGACATTGATTAATTTTGGTGATGTCAACTTGGATTTCGTCATAGATGACAATCCTCTAAAACAGGGATTGTTCTGTCCTGGTAGCAACATACCAGTGGTAGGAATTGACATGTTAGACGAATGCCAAGATGTCCAAGTAGCATTTATACCATTGGCTTGGAATTTCTTCACTGAAATCCGTAGCAAAATTAAGACCAAACGTGACCAAGAAGGTGATGTGTTCATCAAGTATTTTCCTAAAATAAGTATCGAGTGATGTCAAAAAAAACCTTAATCAGTCACTTCTATAATGAAGAGTACATGCTACCATGGTTCCTTAACCATCACAAGCAGATATTTGATCATGGGGTAATGATTGATTATCACTCAACAGATCGTAGCCGTGAGATCATCAAGGAAATATGTCCTACCTGGGATATCGTTACAAGCCGCAATCAAGATTTCCAAGCAGATACTATTGATACAGAAGTCAATGATATCGAACGTAATATCCAAGGGTGGAAGATCTGTCTTAACGTAACAGAACAACTAATCGGCGACTATAGTATATTAGATGACACCCCTCGCCAATTACTAGTGCCTGGCGTGTTCTTTGTTGACTGTGATCGTGAACGCACTGTTACCTATGATTTACCACTATATGAACAAAAGACAGATGGATTTATGTTCAGCGACAATGCACAGAACTTTTTTGAGCGTCGTAGCCGTAGCCTACATAATATTCCTGTGCATTATCCAGCACAATCAACAGTCGAATGTATGGCGCCCGGACGGCACTGGAATACCTATAACACAGATAAACTAGTAACATTCTACTACGGTTGGTGCCCATTTGATCAAGGACAACTAGCACGTAAGCTACAGATACAAACGCAAATACCACTAATTGATCGCCAATTAAATCGTGGCTTTCATCATATTACAAATAAAGAAACATTAACCTATAGACTTGAAAATGAGTTTATTCCTCGTTCAAGAGATATCTCAAAGGAAATACAGCAGTATGTCAACAAACACAAAGATTTTTCAAATATACTTTAAACCAGAGCTTGTGGCGCATTGTGATCCAGCATTCACTCCATTGGATAATACTGAAAATCCTCGCCCAGAATTACGTGAATGGTATGTATGGGACAAGGAACATAAAAACATCCTGGCGCAAGAATTAGATTATTGGGGATTCGTCAGTTGGAAATTCCAAGAGAAAACTGGCTTAACAGGCCAACAGGCTTTTGATTTTATTAATAATAATCCAGGGTATGATGTTTATCTATTCAATCCCTGTATTGTCAATGAAGCTGTATTTGCTAACAGTTGGGAACAAGGCGACATACATCATCCTAACATCAGCGGCATCGGTAACACATTTTTTGCCAAACTTGGTTATGAAGATATTGATGTTAAATCGATAATTTTAGATCGCAACAAGACAGTGTTCGCTAACTATGTTGTTGGCAATCAAAAGTTTTGGACTAAGTTTATGGAATTCAGTCGTAATCTATTTACAGAAGCAGACAAGGATCCTGGATTTAAACAACAGGTATTTGGGGAAGGATTGAGTAATTATGTCCATGATCGTAGTTTGCCAAACTTTACATTTTTAATCGAACGATTGATCCCAACATTTTTAGAATTAGAAGAGTTGACTAGTATTGGATATAAATACTCTCCTGAAACTTTACCAGAAAAATATCGTCCTTATGCTGGAGATATTATGGCACTTAGTGATTTAAAAGTTGCTGTAAATCGCTACAATTCAGACGAATTATACGATATTTGGAACTTTTATCGCCACAAATTTCTAAGCCAACATCAAGGCATTTTAGGATTAGAATAGTTATCTCATATTTTGGTTAGTTTTATACGCATAAAACTCCGGATTCTCGTGACTACATAATACTACGTTCGGAGGATTCAGAATGAGTAATAACCATGAAGCCGAATCAAGATACTATTGCGCAGGGAGATATTGCACAATGAGAGAAAGTTGTCACAGACACACATCAAGCACTGGAGTTAACCATGCTCCATTTGAAGACTATGATTTATTGGCATTAAAGACGCCAACTAAATTATGCCAACACTACATCGATCGCGACGTTGCGACTGGTGTAAATTCTTAAGGTAACTGCCTAAAGACAAATACTAACAGGAGGGAAGAATATGAACGTGTTCACACGATTCAAAAAAATACTAACCTGGACAATGATGTCCACAACAGTTTTAGCACTAACAGCAACACCAATAGCACTAGGCAGTGAAGCCAGTGATTTTGGATTTAAATTAGTCAAACAGCAGGAAGCAAAAATTACCAGACAACTAACCTGCTTGGCTCGAAATGTATTCTATGAGGCTAATGGCGAACCCATGGCAGGGCAGATGGCAGTAGCACAGGTAACCGTCAACAGAGCCAAGAGCGGACTGTTTCCGAATGATTTATGTGCGGTAGTAGCACAGACCACAGTAGTCGAAGGTGACAAGATCTGTCAATTTAGTTGGTACTGCGATAGTCGTATTAATAAAAATCGAGTAATCAATAAAAGCAGTCCTAGTTATATCGCCGCCAAAAAGGTCCTAGTAGATGGACAAAAAGTAGCTAAAATTGACAAAGACGTCATGTGGTTCCACGAGGACTCAGTAAAGGTCAACCCACGTTGGCCACACAAGGTTGCTACCAAAATTGGTAACCATGTGTTCTACAAGCGACAAAAATAATCATTGACAACATCCTATCACTCGTGTATAATACATGCATGAGTGATAGATTCCACGATCCAAATTGGGGCAACCACGGTAATCCAAATCGAACTGATTGGTTCCACGCACCTCGCGGGTTAGATCAGTTAAACACAAAGAATTGGGGTATCAGACATAGAGATCGTCCAATGTTCCACGACGGCGTTGAAAAGAAAATCAGCGTCTGGACTATTTTTTGGGTTATTGCATTTATTATCATACTCAGTGGATTCAGCGAAACTGCCCGTGGAGTAGTATTCTATGGTATTAATCTAACTGAAAATTGGTATGCTGGTGTAGACAGCATGTTAGACGCCCTAGGAGCACCTAAGCTACCATGAAAAATTTCCGCAGTTGGGTCCAGGATAAATGGTATGATTACGTAGAAGAAATCATGGCTTGGGAAAAACGCATACCCGATCTTAACAGCCAGCAGTATTTCCGCAAGTACCGTTGGATGCTAAAAACTCTATATAAACACGAGCTAAAACATAAAGCAACTAAATAATTGTATAGTGACAAAATCACTATATTTTAACAAACTGCCCAAAAGGCGAAAGGAAGTAAAATGGCAAATTATAATGTATCAGGGTTACAAACCCTAAGTGATCTAGCCGCAGAAGCTATGGTCAAGAGCATTCCTAGC